CCATCTCATTAGAATTAACGTGCTTAAAGTTGCTTGTGTTAGCCATTTTATTTACCTCCTTAATGACTATAAAAAATAAAATATATCTAGCTCACGTATGGAGCTTGCGTAATATGTGGCGGCGACTGTATGACATGGGGGTCGGGTTTAAAAATCTATATATAAGGTTATATTTATATATGTATGTAGTTACCTTTATGTTTGTGTGTTTCTAATAAAATCATCAAGAATTTGAAAAATCATCACAAAGTAAAATCATCAGGATTTTTAAAAAGTAAAACAGCATAACTTTTATAAAAAGTAAAACAACATAAATTTTAAAATCTCACAAAATTCAAAAGCACCCTCCCCCTACCCCTAAAAGATGTTATAATGTCTACATATTAAAGGAGGATTAATTATGGAAATCACAATTAAAGCAAACGAGCAGTCACTAGACCTAACAGTAAAAGGAGACATTAACTTTGAGGACTTCATGACCATACTGCTTTCAACAATACAGGGTCAGCTCAACAGCATGTTTGAAGATGCAGCAAAGGAAATGTCTGAAGAGGATGTCTTTGCACTAAAGGCTGGAGTCTATGATAGACTCAACTACGCTTTCGCACAGATTCTGGATAACATACTCCCACCATCTGATGACTTTAATGAGAAGCTCACAGCGGAGGCTATCCTAAAAGCAGAGAACGAGATCATTCAGGAAGAGTACGATAAGCTCCCGGATGAGGTAAAGAACTCTCACACAGAATTTCCAAAGCAGCAGATTGAAATGGTAGAGGAAGAAGATGCTTAAAGACATAGACCACTTCCTTGCAGAGGAAGATTTAGGGCTAGAGGAGATAGACTTACTAGCAGAGAGGATGCAGAGGTGTCCTCGCTGCGGAGCTCCTTGGCAAACTACTTTAGCCTTAAACGAAGGTCCGTCTGAATTTTGGAAGGAGTGCAGTAACCCGAAGTGCAATACGTATCTAAATACGTATATGCCTCAGGCGCACCAGTTTGAGTTCCATGAGGACGGGCATAGGTTTAAAGCTAACTTTGGAGGGTAGAAAATCCGTAGCCCTCGGTAAATTCGGCAAAATCGGTAGAATACTAGAACAGTTAATACCGAGGTAACTAACACCTTAACAAGTGTTAGCACCGTAACGCATAGGTGGTGAAACTCTAGTTAGAGAATATAATCCACCCACGAGTGCCGAACTGTTATGTAGCTTGACACTACAAAACATAATTGTTACACTTAAAATAAAAAGGAGACAATTATGTTTAAAGACGTCAAAGGATTTGAAGGACTTTATCAGGTAAATGAAGAAGGTGTAATAGTAAGTACCCCTAGGAATGGGAATGGATATAAGGAACACATTATGAGCCATTCTACAGATTCAGACGGGTATGAAGTATGTAAATTACGTAATAAAGATAAGGTTATTACTAAAAAGATACACAGAGCTGTTGCTGAAGCACACCTAGATAATCCTGAAAATAAACCTCAGATTAACCACAAGGACGGAAATAAAAAGAACAACCACATAAGTAACCTAGAATGGGTAACTGCTTCTGAAAATATTAGACACGCTAGAAGGCTTGGCTTACAGAAGACACAAGGAGAAAAAGCTGTAAGACAAGTTGATAAACAAACAGGTGCTACACTAGCGGTATTTAGGAGTATGAAAGAGGCAGAGAGACAAACAGGAGTAGGTTGGACTGGTATTTCCGCAACTGTACGAGGAGTACGTAAAAGTGCTGGTGGTTATTTCTGGGAATTACATGCAGAAAATATATGCTGAACTATATAGGGATATGTAGAGCTATAGGATAAAAAGCCTATAGGGTAACAACATTGACGGTAGTGGTAAAACTTTAACCTCCAGGCAGGAGATTTATAAACACATCTTCTTAACTCCTAACGGGACTGGAGTTATTGGAGCTAATGTAAGTTCGCAGTATGAACAGACAATTAAGAGGGAAATAGAAGCAGACATACCTAAAGCGTTTATAGCTAAGGTACATACCCAGAAGAACTACTACGAGTTTAAGAATGGGTATAGACTTCTGTTTAGACCTTTTGACGATCCAGATAAACTGCGTTCTTATAATGTAGATTTGTTTGTAATTCTGGAGGCGTCTGAAGTTAAGCAGGCAAGTTTCACACAGCTAAAGACTAGGCTTAGAAATAAGGCAGCTATGCTTCAGAAGAAGGATGAGGACGGGTCACTTCTCTTTAGAAAAGCCAAGAACGGAGCCAAGATTCCTGTAATTGAACAGGAGTGGCTTGAGGGGATTATTGAGAGTAACCCAGACGCAGGATGGATTAGAGACGAGGTGCTTTTAAACTCCGAGGAGATATATAAGCACGGGGATGTTCTAGATGAGATTCATATAGAGGAGTCTAGGAAAGACCCTATGATTTCTACGCACATAACTGCGACATCAGCTAACGAGTTTCTTCCGGCAGACTTTATAGAGCAGAACACAAAGAACAAACCGTTATGGTGGGTTAACAGGTTTATTTATGGGAGCTTTCTGTACGCAGAGGGGCTTGTGTATCCAAACTACGCAAAGTGTTTTGTAGATGACTATGACATACCTCCGCAGTGGAAAAGAGTTATAGCATTTGACTACGGGCTTGTAGACCCATCTGTTTTCTTATTCTGTGCTGTAGATATGGAGCACAACAAAGCTGTCATCTACAAAGAGGTAAGGATTAATGACAAGAACGTAGAAGAACTGGCTATGCTTTTCCACCACGAGTGTAGGGACATTCCTATGGGTGGTATGTGGATTCCACCTATCATTGACCCGAAGTCTGGACCTAAACGAGATTATGAGAAGAAGTCTTTAGCAGACCACTTCCTAGATTACGGAATAGCTTTTCAGCCGGGAACAGTAAATGTTGAGGCTAGAATGTTTAGGCTTAATACTTACATTGAGTCAGGAAGACTGGAGATGTTTAACTCTTGCGTAGACTTACGAGAGGAGTTATCTAAATACAGATTCCAAAAAGACTCTGGGGCAGAGTTCGGATTTACTAACAAACCTATAGATAAAAACAACCACGCCATTAACGCACTTGAGTGGATTACTATGGAGTTACCTAGCGACCCCCAGAATTTAATAAATGGAGTGTACGCTAAAACAGGAAACAGGTTAGACACCGCAAGTGCAAGTGACGAAGATAAGGTTGCTTTTTACGCACTTACGGATGACGAGGATTTAGAGTATAATACTCTTGTAAAAGAAACACCGTTTGAAATAACGGAGTGGTATTAAGGAGGAGCTATGTTTTATGCAGATACTATTCTATTAATTATCATTGCTATGGGGCTATTAGTGGGGCTTGTTATGTTAGCTATTGTTAGTCTACACCTAGCCAGAACCTGTCACATACTAGATAGAGTTACTAAGGCATCAGAGGAGGCACAGATGCGACCTCAAAAGATATGTACGTTAGAACCCATAAATGAAACTACACCTGAAACAGAAGAAGCTAACGATAAGCTCAATGAGGATAAGCCAGAGTTTGAGGGACTTATTGAAGCTATTAATGACATTATGTTAGGAGATGAGCATGAGCAAAGCAGAAGATAAGAAGCGTGAAGAGCGTGAAGCTGACAACAAAGTAGTGAAAGAGTGCAGAGGGTACTGGGAAAGATGTGCACCGCTATACAGCAGAGCTATTAAGAAGATTCAGCTTTTAGATGCAACTGACAACGGAGATATGTGGAGAGCACTTAAAGCAAGGTTCCCAAACTTTCAGGTGCTTCCAGACTCTAACTGGGTTAGTTACATTAAGAATAATATCCTAGCTTCACTCTACACTACAACAAAGAGTGCGGAGCTAACCTTTACATCTGAACTAGATAAGGAAGCTATCACGCACATTAACGTAGCACTTGAGCATATCTGGGACACAGACAGCGTTGGGTATTACCAGTTCCTAGCAGGAGAGCGTGCAGCACTAACCAACATGGGAATTACACAGGTAGGCTGGGACGATAGTTTTAAAGAGGGTAAGCGTAAAGGTAAGGTTGCCTTTAAGAATATTGACCCAATTAACTTTAGACGAGATCCTTACGCAACTGATTTAGACTCTGCGAAGTGGTGTGCTATTGTTGAGGTATACGACAAGTATTACTTTAAAGCACACCCACTATATAAGGAAGCATTTAATAAGTACGCAGGTAAGGATGATGTAGCAACAACCTTTAGCAAACCTGAGTACATTTCAGGACCAGTTAAGACCGGAGGGGAAAATCACCACGCACTACTTATTTACTGGGTTAAGCAGGACGACGGTAAGATTAATGAGTACCACATTTTAGATAATGAATATCTGCTACATAAGAAGGAAGACATTAGACCAAGTAAGTTCCCATTCGCTATTCTGTATTGCAACTTACCTAGTGCAGGTCTTATAGGTACATCAGAGCCAGCAAAGATATTTGCGAACTCTGTAGCTTATAACACACTTAACTCTGTAGCACTTACTGCGGAGTATAAGAACCAGAGACCTCCTAAATTCGTAAGTACACAGTCAGGACTTAATGTTCAGGCATTTGCTAAACACGGAGATGAAGCAGACAGAACATTTATTGTAAATGGAGATGCTTCTAAAGCTGTACACTACCACCAGTTCCCTACTGTATCTAACACGCTTGATAAGGAACTCATGAATCTAGCTAAAGACATTCAGGACGTTTCAGGAGTAGACGGTAGATACACAGGTAGAGATACAGGAAGTATTATTACTACGGGTGGAACAGAGGAGATGCTCAACAGAGTTACGCTCGTAGACACTCCGAAGATTATGCTATTTGAGCGTTATGCTAAACAGCTCACTGATTTAGTTCTGCGTAATATGATTGAGTTCTCACCAGCTAGGACTTATATTACAAAAGAAAAAGGAACTAACGAGTATGTAGAGTTAACTATAGACTTCCCAGAGATTCCGGACTCAGTTGCACTTAACTACAACATCCAGATTAGTTCAGAGCTTCCAAAGAATAAGCAGAGAGTTATGGCATGGGCTAATACGCTTATGGAAAAACAGATGCAGTATCAGGAAGCTAATATGCAGGTAGATCTAATTACTGCAGAAGAGTGGCTCATGTATCAGGATGTACCTTATAAGGAACAGCTCCTAGAACGTATGGGTATTCAGAGAGAAACTTCTATCCTAGAAGAAACAGCACAGAGTATCTATGAGTATGGAGAAATGATTGACCAAGGTATGTCTCCGGAAGATGCACTACTTCAGACCGCACAAGGAGTTATGAACAGAAAGCAAGGACAGCCAACTCCGCTAGAAGAGAATACTGCACTAACACCACAGACCTCACTCTCTCCAGATAATTTAACTGGAGGGGTTGAGATATAGGATAGTTGTGATTAACTGTTTTATCTTCCTTACAAGTAGTCTAGTTGACACTGGGCTACTTTTTTTATATTATTATTGCAGCAAGTATATTGGTTTCCACTAGCCTTAAATTAGTGAGTAGGTTATTTGCTCTCCACGTAATCGTTGTAGCGAAAGGAGTATATACAACAGATGGAAGATAACAACCAGACACTATCCGCAGAAGAGCAGGCTTTCGTAGATTCCCTAAACTCATCTGCACCACCAGAAGGCGATCCAGCACCTAGCGGACAGGAACCAGCTCCTGCAGAACCACAGGAACCTGAAGGTTCTACAGAAGGACAGGAACCTGAACCACAGAATACATCTGGAGATGACACTGATGTTGATGCACTACTTGGAGATGATCCTAAAGACGCAAACAAAGCATTTGCTTCTATGCGTGTTAAGAACAAAGAACTCACAGGTATTGTAAACAGCATTGCTTCAGTTATTGGACTAGACCCTGCACAGATGTCAGCAGACGAGCTAAAGACAGCCATGAATCAGGCTATACTAGAAGCTCAGTCAAAGCAGACAAACATTCCTAAAGAGTTCCTAGATAGACTCAACTACCTAGAGAATCAGAACAAGGAACGTGAGGCAGAGAGATACCATGCTGAAGCTAGAAATGGTCTTCTTGCTATTAAGCAGCAGTACGGTGCTTCGCAGGAAGAACTAACAGAGTTTCTCTCAAACCTAGCACAGGACGGAATTGATCCTATGCACCAAGCTGTAGACCTAGCAACAGAATACGTTAAGCGTAACTTTGATAAGGTTGTTGCAGCACAGGTTGAAGCTAAAGTTAATGCAGAGTTAGAGCGTAGGGATAAGGCTAAAGCGCAGGCTAGTACTCCTAACAACTCTACAAGCAAAGCTCCAGAAAACGGAGCTGAAATAAATAGCGTAAAGGATTTCGAGAGAGCACTAAATAACTTAACACTATAATTATTTAAGGAGAAAGTATTATGCCAAACGGAACAATGTACTTGAACGCAAGCAATTCACAGGCTAATCTTAACCGAATGATTGACCTTGCAAACGGACAGACAAATCTGACTAACCCTGAAATCTTCTACTCGAAGCAGGTGCTTGACACTATCCAGTTGGATGCTGACAACTATGTGTACTACAGATACGCAGATGAGACACCTATTCAGGAGAAGGCAGACAAGCTAACACTACGCAGATGGGCACCACTTCAGGCTCACACCACCCCACTTCAGGAAGGAGTTCCACCTATCTCTGATAAGGGTTCTGTAGAGAAATATGAACTTACTGCAAAGCAGTACGGTAGATACATGGAGTTTACCGATAAAGTTAATTTCGCTGTAGTAGACCCAGTGGTTGCACACTACACTAGACAGTACGCTATCGTAGCTATTGAGACTCTTGATATGCTTGCTAGAGAAACTCTTCTTGCAACAGCACAGAAGCAGTACGCAAAGGCAGCAAAGGACTTCGAGGCACTTACAGTAGCATCTATACCAAACCTAACTGACCTACGTATGATTGTACTTCAGATGAAGAAGGCACTCGTAAAGCCAAGAACTAATGGAAGATTCCACGTTATTGGTTCTCCAGAGTTCTACTTCGACATGATCTCTGACCCTACAGTAGAGCAGTACATGAAGATTAATCAGACTACAGCTACAATGTACTCTGATACAAAGCTCGTTCCTCTATTCGATATGGAGTTTTACGAGACAATGGCTGTTCCTACATCAGGAGAGTTCATGAAGAACGGTGTACTCAACCTACGTGTATTTAGAAAGAACGGAGCTACATACCAGTACGACTCTGTTCCTAGCACAAACGTAACTGTGTATAAGAAGGAGACAGGTTACGTAAAGGATGCAAGAACAAAGCAGGACGCTTCTTGGATTCCTGACCACGTAACTTGGGATGTATCCAAGTACACAGGAGGCAGTAACAATGACTGGAGAGAGTTCAAGGCACAGCACATTCTTGTGCTTGGTAAGGACGCTCTTATCAGAACTGGACTTGCAGGCGAAGGAAACACCAAGGTTTACACTAAGCCACTAGGCTCCACAGGTGTTCTGGATCCTATCGACCAGAGACAGTCCATTGGATTCAAGATCAACTCTGTAGGTTTTGGAACCGTAAGACTCGAGGCTGTAGTAGACTACATCTGCGTACCAACACAGGTAAATGTACTATAGTATAGAGAGGGGTATATAATGGCAAAGAATGATGTCGTTACCTCCGAAATCAAAGCAGAAGCTCCTGATAATCAGGAGCCTGCTATGGTTTCAGCAGAGGAAGTAAATAAACTAGTTCAGGACGCTGTAGCCAAAGCACTTGCAGACGCAGACAGCACAAAGAAGTCTCTGGAGGACGCAGCAGCACCTAATCTGATTGATGCACAGAAGCAGAAGGCACAGGTGTACAAAGAGTACATGGAGGAGGAGATGGTAGACATCTATCTATCTCCTGCATACAGAGGACGCTTTGGAAACGTAATGCCTGTCACAATCAACGGTATTACAATCATGTTCCCTGTAGACGGTTCTCTTCAGAGAGTCCCTGCTACATTTGCTGATGAGATTAATAACAGACGTGTTCTCGCAGACCAGCTTGATTACAAGACAGACATTATGAGTAATGTTTCTGGTAATGTAGAAAGCACTCCGGGTGAACTAGAACTTGTATAACGCAGCTAAAGAAGGGACATTAAGTTGTCCCTCTTTTTATTTAAGGAGTTATATATGAATGTAAATAAAATAGTACTACAAGTGAATAGACTGCTTGGTGATGAACTGTATCCTTACAGTAAGTTAGAGCAATTTCTAGATGCTGTGGTGGATGAGATTAATGACCAGCTCTCTGCGTGCTTCCCTGTATTTAGTGAGGTTGTAGATAGCCCTACAGATACAGACGTTGAGTATGATTACTTTCCAGATAAATACATTAGGGAAGTAGTAATTAAAGGAGCTGCATATAAATTTTATACACAGGACGAAGAAGGTATCCCTACCGCTAACCAGTATGGCATAGAGTATAAGGATGCACTATTTGTTATGCTACGAGATTATGTACGTGAGGTTCCTGCTGAGTTTAGAGTAGACCATATTGCAGCAGTAGACACTAACTTTGAGAATTTAAGTGAGCTTGAGATAGAGCCTATACTTACAGGGTGGTGGTTCTAATGGCAAGAACAGGACAGTACAAATCGTACGCAAGAGGACATAGAACATACACTCTTGAGAATGTGTTCACTGGAGGAATGAAATACAGTGACGCTCCTTTAGATGAAGGACAGTCTAGACAGCTAGTCAACTTCGATTTATCCAATGACCGTAAGGTACTTATACCTAGGCGTGGACTGCATTTTGATAAAGCACTTTTTAATAACACAGGGCTACTTCCTTTTAGTGAGAACGCAACACCTAGTGTATTAAAGTACAGTAACTCTGTAAACGCAGAGCACTCTATTGTATATGACGGACAGAAGACGCTTTATGTTAGAACAGACCACAGCAGTACTACGCATAAACGAGAAATCCCAACGCCAGTAATTGCAGGTGTTTCAGACTTTGTACATAATATTCCTTGCATCAATTCTACATTCAGCACACCTATAGGTACTACTGCTTATCACGGAGACTACTATCTCCCTGCTCCACACGGATTTACAATAATTAAAAATCCAGATGAGTTAGCTGACAGCCCTATAACAGAACTAGAACCTAGGAAACTCAATGCAGCGGAAGCAGCAATGTACGGTTACAACATGCTTTTAGATAACCCGTACTCATTTGTGGATAAGCGTATATCGGGAGCAGATCGTTTTATATTTAATGGTGTTCTTCCATATGATGTAGACACAGGCAATATTAAATTCGACCCTAGAGTTAATGAGTATGTTAAGTTCAGAGCGTTCTATGAAGCTGCACCGGGCAAGTATTATTATATCTGGCGTACCCGTACCGCAGATAATGACAACTACCAGATAGTAAAAGTAGGTACTTTAGACGTAGCCTCTTCAGGAAATCTACAACCACTAACCTACTCTGTAGCAGTACCACACACAACTCTATTTGTAGAGTTAGATGTATACCTCTGTACTACTATAGATAAGGAGCCTAATTCCGCTGTACCGGGAAAAACTTCTGTGATATATCAGAAGCCAGATAATACAGGTGGCTCTGCTAAATGGTATTACAGTATCATAGATAAAAAGTACATTCCTGTAAATCAGGCAGAGATAGTTAGAGATGTACCTGTTACTCAGCGTATAGAACATAGTTTCAACTTCTCTAGTAGTACTGAAGACTCTACAAGAGGTATGAAGTTTGAGAACTACACACTAGCTACATGCAAAGGTATGAGTTACTGGGCTGGCTCTTTAGTTTGTTATGCTCCAGAGAAAGGACGTAACATCCTCTTCATCAGTGCATTTAATGAACCAGAGTTTTTCCCATACCCTAATAATACAGATATCTTTGAAGAGGATATCAGATACGTCACTCCGTATCTATCTGATCTGCTAGTCTTTACAGAAACACAGCTTTGGCGTTTAACTAAAAATGTAGATAAAGCAGGCTGGGTCAAAACGCTTGTGCAGGGTAATCTTAATATATCTGACTATGATATCAGATTCATACAGGTAGTTAAGAACATGGTCTACTTTAAATCTGCTGATAATTACTTTATGGTAGTACCTAAAACACAGAGCTCTACTGGTGAGCTTACACTAGCTCCTGTATCTAGGAGTTTAGATGTACTCTTTGAGGACTTTAATAAGAGTATTAGAGATATACTATCTAGCACCTACGGTAGATATGGTGCTGATTTAAAGATAGACTTTAGAGATGCAGAAATAAAAATAGTAGATGCATATTGTTATCTAGACTATGAGGATGTACACAACGTGTATAGACTACAAGTTGCACACAAAGACCAGCTACGTTACTTAACTGTAGAGTTACTGTACAACACAGTTATTAGATACTGGAGAGCGTACACATATGAGTGTGCAACAGCTCTAGTGCCTTACACCGCAGACGCCACAAAGAAGACTGATTTAGTAGGACTCGTTCCTGAACAGATAGGTAATAATAATGAGAAGTTCTATAAGCTATACAGTGTACCTAGAACAGGACTTGTGGATAATTTAGCTGCATCTTGGGAGAATGAGTATCCTGCATCTTATTTAAACTACCAGCTCATAGACTCTGGACAGCATGACTATCTGTTAGAATCTCAAAAGAGATTTAGAGAGCTACAGTTATTTGTACATAACCGTACAGAAGAAGACCTCACGTTTAATCTAGAGTTTCTATTAGATGGTGTTGATAGATACCCTATGTTTAAATACCTAGAGTCTACAACTTTCGATTCAAACACAGGAGCTATGGTTGTTTATTTAGATAAAGTTCCCGGACTTACTGAGGTTGCCCCTCATCTGTCTAATAACTTTACTATTAACCAAGAGACTATACCTACAGTACAGCTCTGGAAGATACGTACAGGTATTTCAGGCAAAGGGTATGCTCCTAGATTTTTATTCGCATCTAAAAACCAGAAAGAGTTTGAACTTATAAACTTCATCTGGGTATATCGCATAATGTATTTAAGGTAGGTGAACTAATGAGAAATTCTTTTTACAGAGCTGATGATGTGGTTCTACAGGCAAAGCTGGATAATGTCACACCAGAGACCCTTGCCGAGATAGAGTCTATCGAAGTCAGCTATACACAAGAAGAGGCTACATGGTGGAGAACAACAAAAGTGCTTCCTGAAGATATAGATACAGATGGCACGTGGTATGTTGTACTCACAAAAGAAGATACTAATTGTCTCCGTCCTGACCGTGCTTTAGTATTCCAATGCTTAATTAAATTTAAGAACGGAGTACAGAAGCACACTAACTATGCTAGTCAGGCAGTCAAAGATATACTTGTGGAGGGGCACTAATGGCTAAACGTACTTTAATATTCAAATTAGAGCAATCCGCAATAGTACAAGTAGGTGTTAAGCAGATTGCAGTTACAGAAGACGGTGTTATGGTTATAACCTTATCTAACGGTAATGTTATTACATCTCCATCTCTTAAAGGACCTAAAGGAGATACAGGTGTCTCTGGTAGAATTACAGACGTACTTGTTAATGATAACTCTATTGTAGACCCGGACGGCATTGCAAGATTTTCAACCATACAGGAAGAACATGCAGTTGAGATGCAGACCGAGGTTTTAAAAGTTATATCTGAAAAGTTAAATACGGAGTGTGTTAGTAAAGACTCTTTAGTAAAACAGATTCAGGATATAACTACACAGCTCCGAGGAACGTATGCACAGCTAGACGCAAATTATAGGAACTCCGTACAGTTTGTACAGAACTTCCTATATAACTTCCAGAAGATGCTACTAGAACTAAACAAGCATCTATCTTATGATGAGACAGGAGTTACATTAGGTAGTAGCACATACTTTAAAATAAAGTGCAGCAACGAGGACTTCGTAGTAAGTTATAAAGGTGTGCCTTACTTAAAGGTAACAAGCACAGGTGTAGTGCGTGTGCATAAAGTGCACGTACTGGATGAACTGCGTGTCGGAGATGTAGTTCTAAAAAACGCAGGCACAGGTATTTTAGAAATTAAAACAGCGGAGGATTAAGATATGGCTGGAGTACAATTAAGAATATTACTAACAGAGAACTCCTATAATATTGCAAATAACACGTCAACGTGTACTGCAGTAGTACAGCTTGCCAGTCAAGGTAAGTCTTGGAGTAACTATCAGTGCAACGGTAGCCTCTGGTTTAATGGTGCTAAATACTCGTTTACATCTACGTTTTCAAGATCAACGTCTTGGCAAACGCTATACACGTTAGCTAATGTTGTTGTGCCGCATTGGGATGATGGTACTAAAACACTTACAGCCTCTGCATCTTTTGCTACAGGCGTATCTGTAGGAACTCTGACTGCTAGTGCTTCTCTAAACTTAACACAGCTCTATAGAAAATCTGAACTAACAATTGTAAATCCTAATATCAGTTTTGGAGATGAGATACAGTTCAAAATTACAAGTAAGAACTCTGCGTTTACACATAAGGTTTGGATAGGTAAGACAGGCTCTTTAGATTGGAGACTTATTTTAGACAATGTAAAAGAGGGGGTGCATACTTGGACTATTCCAGAAGAGTACGCTAGGTTTGTTACTGGTACAGATACTAGCTTCCAGCTATACATGACCACATACTATAACGGAACAGATATAGGTAGTACAGACTATGGAAACATACTAGCTGTATCCACCATCCGTAGTATGGCTCCTGTTGTCTCAATAAATTATGAAGCAGAGAACCCTGCTCTTTATGCAAAGTTCAAAAACAACTACATCAGGGGTATTTCTAAACTGTACATAAATCTGTTACCTACATTCTCCTATGGAGCTACATTTATCAATGGAACTATAACTATAGATAACCAGATCTATAATTTACAGAACGAGTCTACAGCAATAACTACGGAAGCTATAACAAGTATGCACCCTGTTATTACTGCTGTAGTTACAGATAGTAGAGGTATGACAACAACTACATCTGTTACTCTGGATAACGTACTAGATTATAAAGCTCCAGACGTTATAAGCAGTAAAGTGTGGAGAACTAACACAGAAACAGGTACTGAAGAAATTGCAGGTGGGGATTATATTCATGCTAAAATAGCAGTCGCTGTTGATAATGTATTAGGTAAGAATCCTTCTAAATACTATATGCGTGTAACACACGCTGGAGGTACAAATAATGTAGAACTTGCACCAGAGCACATTAGTACGCAGGATGGTATCACAACTATTGAACGCACAATCCCACAGCCTATACAGGGCTTTGCTAAAATAATTTTAACTATTGAGGATAGCTTTAACACGTATACTCTGGATGTACTGAGTGCTACGTCTATAGATAAAATAGTAGTTATAGATACAGTTAAAAAAGGTGTAGGTGTCGGAGTTCCTGTTGAGAACTCAGGTATAGCATCTAAAGATTTCCATGTGTATAATAGACTCATAGGACATCAAGGGCTTAACTCTAAAAAACTAATTGTTAGCAAAGGAGATATAGTAGCAGGTAATTTATATGGAGCAGTAACGCTAGTGTTAGATAAAGATACAGTACACTTCAGTATTCCTGTAGGAGTACTTATCAACGGTAGTGGTCTTAAAATAAAAAGGATAAATGCGTATCTACGTAGTATTACAGGAGAGACAATAGCACTAACCCCTGATGAAAATGTTACAGATATTACAACACTATGCTCGGTATATCTAAATAGTTTAGCTCCAATAGAGCTTGCAATTACAAAGTTAAATGCCTTTAAAAAGTATGCAGATACTTTTCAGCCTATTACAGCTTTTATAACTTATGAATTGGAGGTTGAATAATGAGTAAGTTAGAAGAATTAAAACGCAGGTACAAGGAACAGCACAACGCAGACACTATTGCATTTAATCTTAAATCACCACTAGCTATAGTTGCGTGTGACAGCCTAGAAGATGTTGTACTAGATGATGATGGAAACATCACACTAACAACAACATTCGGAAGAAGGTTTCATGGGTTAGTAAAAGGACCTAAAGGAAACACAGGACCAGCAGGACCTCAAGGAGAGCGTGGACCAGCAGGACCACAAGGACCTCAAGGACCTCAAGGACCTGTAGGTAATCAAGGGCTTCCTGGTATTCCGGGACTTGCTGGACCTAAAGGAGATACTGGAGAACGAGGACCTATAGGACCTGTTGGACCTAAAGGAGACAGGGGTGACAAAGGTGAACGAGGAGAGCAAGGACCTATAGGACCTATAGGACCTATGGGACCTGCAGGTACCGGTGGCTCTAGTTTTCTAGGATGGAAAAGAGAGAATGAAGATCTTCCTAGCAATCCGCCAGCAGGAAGTATGGTAGGACGCACATATCTAGAACCTAATGTATCACGTACAAACGAGATACTGGAATACTATGACGGACAGCAGTGGTTTGAACTGTATAACAAAATAGCACAAGAAATCGCTGCACAAAAGCTACAGAATGTAGTTACAGAAGCACGTGCTAATGAAATTGTAGCTAGTTACTTTGATGGTATCCCAGCTATGATTGAAGAAGGTCCTTCTAATGGTGTTAAGTGGCTAGGTGTATTCCCTAATTACACAGCACTCATTACTAATGAGGAAATTAAGGCTAAAGCAAAAACAGGAAATATAGCCTTTGTTGAGGAACACGGTACTGACCCCGAAACTCAAAATGAGCTAGGCTACTATATATTTGCAGACGGGAACTGGAATAAGTTTGGTAGCACAGCTATGACTAAAAAAGTATCAGCATTTAACGGTGATGTTGTTACATCTGATATGTTAGAAGCGTATATAGGATTTCTTAATGGCACTATTACTAACATAAGCAATATGCTGGAAACGTATAAAACAGAGGTAAACACTCGTATGGCTCAGTTAAGTCCTGCTGCTTTTTATCAGAGTCAGGAACTTGTTAAAGAAATTACTCTTAAAGAAAACACGTCTTATATACAGACTGTTGAGGTTCCTATAAATAGCATTAAAAATATTACAGGTACACTCTCCGTAGCTGGAAGCTACATAGTGCTACCTATGACAAATAATAATGCTGTAAATGGTAATCTTTCTTTAGAAAGTAATTCAGAGGGGCATACTCTAGTATCCTTCATTACAACCAGTATTATGGCTATTCTTAAGAATCAACCAGCTACACTTAAATTAACAGTAATGTATACAACTAACTAGAAAGGAGACAGTTATGAAAATCAATTGGAAAGTTAGGTTTAGGAATAGAGCATGGCTTATATGCTTTATTCCACAGGTATTGTCGTTTATATACACAATACTAGCTACCTTTGGGATTATTCCTAGAGTACCACAGGATGCAATCATGCACCTTATAACAATGCTATTAGATATACTAGCAATCATAGGTATTATTACAGACCCTACAACTGCTGGTACTAATGATAGCAAACTAGCAATGTCATATAACAAGCCTAGTGCAGGACTCCCTACACTAGAGGCACAGTTCGCAGAGCCACTTCCTGAAGAAGAGATTAACATAGGAGAGAAGATGAATGGGTAGCATGTGGTATAATCAATATGATCCAAAGTGGTCACGTAAAGCATATGCTGGTAGGACTATGGCTGAATCAGGCTGTGGTCCTACGGCTATAGCTAATATAGTTAGTGCTAAACATAGTGATGTTACACCAGTACATGTAGCTGACTGGCTTACATCTCATGGGTACGCATCTAATGGTAATGGAACCTACTGGTCTGGAATTAAAGCAGCACTAGATGCTTATGGTTGTTCAGCAACACAGCACTCATCTATGCAACCTTTCTTTAATGAAATGGCTAAAGGAAATAGATGGGGTGTTATTCTATTCCGAGCAGGAACTAGAGGTGGCATTACATGGACCATGGGTGGGCATTTCGTAGCAGTAGTCAAAGGCTATGAGTATAAAAATGGTAAGCACTATCTCTACATCTCTGACTCAGGCGGTAGAGGTCATGATGGTTGGTACACATATGAAGACCACATGCAAGGACTTATTCCTACACTCTGGTCTTGTGTAGTAGATGTTAATGACTCTGTTATAGCCCAGCCTCCTGCTAGTAACCCAGCTTCACCAGCTAGTCTGTCTGTTGGTAATGTAGTCTATAAAGTAAACTCTCCAATAGGACTTAACGTACGTGGAGGGGCAGGAACAAGCTATGCTAGAGTAGGGGGTCTTGCAAACGGAACGACAGTTACTATCACACAGGTTGCTGGTAACTGGGGTTATGCCCCTAGAGCAGGTGGTTGGGTATGCCTAGATTATTTAGCAAAAGTAGGAGGTGCTACATCAGTACCAAGCACTAATGTAGTTGCAGGAGGCACGTATACCCTAACATCAGGTATGCGTGTACGTACAGGACCAGGAACAAATTATAGTGTTAAGAGACGTTCAGAACTAACACCAGATGGTAGAAACCATGCAAGAGCTGGAACATATGCAGTCCTCGCAGCAGGAACAAGAATTACAATTCTTGAGGTTAGAGGTAACTGGGCTAGAATACCATCAGGCTGGGTTTGCATCTGGCAAGGTAACACAAGATATATGAGGTAGTATCATGAAGCAGATAGAAGACTATATCACGTTTGTTATGCTAAACGCGCAAGTGGGTATTGAGGTAGGCGTATTTGGTTGGTCTTATTTTTAAAAGGAGTTAGATAATGAACCACGTTATATCCCAAGTAAGTACGTTTATTGTAGGAGGGCTATGCACCTTTATATTCACATACGCCATAATGTTTGGTGCACTTAAAAAAGGTGTACTAGCCCTGCTACGATATAGGTTGTTTGTTGAATGTGAACGTATCATAAATCAGGCGTATATTACAAGTGAAGAACTTACTGATTTAGATAGTTTGCATGATGCATACAAAGGGTTAAAAGGCAACGGTACAGGGGATGCCTTGTACAAACTAGCCACAGAACAACCCCTTCAAGTTATTGTTAATAGTATAAGAAAGGAGGTTAAGTAGTGGCTACAAGTAATACTACACAAACACAAGTGCAGGCACCTCAGACCAACGAGTCTACAAGCTCTGCAACCTCTAGTATAACCCCAGAGTTTATACAACAGTTAGCAGATTTAGTAGCACGCTCTACAGCACAAGGTAGGTTTGAGTCCGGACGTTCTGAAGCTACATATGACCCTGAACAAGTAAGAGCAACCAATAGAGCACTACTGGAAGATGTTAATAGTTTGTTTAAAACAGGCTCGTTTAGTAATAGAGATTATGGTATACTCACAGATAGAGATACAATATTGAATAACCTAAACGCAGCAACCAATGCAGCCTATGATACACAGCGTATGGAGGGGCAGGCAAACCTACTAGCTCAAGCTAATCTGGAAGCCCAGAATAGAGACAGAGCTATCCAGAACGCTAGAGCAAACCTACAGACGTCTGCTTTATCTGGTGCTAATGCCGGACAGATTAATGCAAGTATACTTACTAATCTGTTAACACAGCAACAGCAAGGCGTGGGAGACCAAACTTCAGCACTACAGCAGTTGCAGGCTCTTGCTGAAAAGCGTAGACAGACACTCTCTGAAAATGAGAACACGGCTACGACTACAGCTAACCAAGCAGCAGGCACATTAGGCTCACTACTCAATGAGGAGAAAAATGCTAGAGTTGCAGCAGCAGGTTCAGCACTGTACAGTATGGGTGGACAGGCTGGTAGTTTTGCAGGAGCAACTAAAGCTAGAGAGTGGGGCAACACAGCTAATAACGGTATTAGTACAACGTCTCCTTATAGCACAAAGAACACCACTAAAAATGGTGAACTGAAAACAACTACCAATACGTCAGGCTCCACCTCGTAGGAGAGTCGTATGAAGTTTTTAGAAGATTTTAATATCAAGAAATACGTGAAACCAAAAAAGAAGACCTCTAAACCACAGGGGTCTTCTTCTATTACTTATACTAAACCTTTACCTAAAGGACCCATCCCAGTAAAGAAAATAGTTCCAGATAAGATACCTACAAAACCTTTACCTACTACAAGCTCTAACAAAAGTTCTATTGTAACAAAACCATTTTTTAATATTCCTATCCAGCCCGCACTACCTAGCCCAACAGCAATTAAGGCAAGACACAATGAGTTTGTAAAAGCTAATGCTAGAGCTAATAGAGCAATAAGTGATTTTAAATCTAATAACGTAATTGCTAATGCTACCTCTGGAATATTTAAAGGCGTAGAGTTTAATAAAAGAGTAGCACCTTTTATAGACACACGTCCTCAAGCAGTTAGAGATTTTAAAGTAAAGAACTATGCCTTCAGGAAGAATCCTGTATTCAAGTGGTATGAAAAGAAAGTACCTAACGTAGGAGAGCGTAGGTCTGGTACAGGAGCGTTTAGTAATAACGGTTACGTTAGAAACTTTACTACAGGACTATTTAAAGTATTAAGTTCTGATGCAGACCCTAGAGGTATGCTCTCGGATCCTACTAGACGTAAGATACATGAAATGCAGAGAGCTAATCAAGCTAAAGCTCTACGTGCGTTTACTAAAGGTACTGGTGATTTAATAGCAGATACTATTATACGTCCATTCTATCAGAACGCATGGCAACAGGCAGAGCTTAAAGACAGGCTTAAACTACGTGAGCGTAAAATGAATGAGCTCTATGGTTTAAATAGAAAGCAGCAAACATACTATGTAGAGGATGATAAGGGACGTGTATATGCTATTAAAGGTAGTAAAAATGGCGGTGATACTTATAGTTATATTGATAGCAACGGAAAAGCGTTAAGCCTAGATATAACTGCACTGCCTAAAGATAGGGTAAACACATATAAAAGTATAGGGCTTATTCCTAGAGATAAAGTATTTCGTGTTAAAGATGGAGACCAGTTCCTCTCACAGCTACTAGACCCTAACTATAATTCAGGACTTCTTGCTAGAGACAGCAAGGGGCTCCCTTATATTTCTAATAAAGGGCTTAAACAGTATCTGGAGAATAACGGAGTAAGAAGTAACAGCACGTCTCTATTTGAAGCTGTAAGTCCAAAACGTAGAGCAGATGATTTAATGATGCAAAGATATCTAGTTAAATCTGCTGATGATTATGTCCAGAATAAATACTTTGGTGGTTATCCTCAAATGAGCACACGTTCCATAGGAGCTAATCTTGCTATTAACTTTTTAGGGCTAGGGCTCAATATTATTAACAGACCACAGCAAGGTGTGTCTGCTTATATCATAGGTAAGAAAGAAGGAAAGACTGCGTCACAGATACGTAAAGATATGTATGCTGGATTTGTTGAGGGTAAGGATACATCCTTTACTGAGTACTATCTTACTAAAAAAGATAAGCACCCTTATTTAAAAGGGTTACTATTTGATAGTATTTCGGACCCACTACTCTTTGCTGACTTTATAGCTAAAGGCGGTGCAGGTATAGCTAAAGGCATAACAAAGGCTTCTGTTAAATCTGAAATAACAGAGCGTAGTTTACGTGAGGTTACAAGCAAGTATCTAGGAGGTGCTAGACTTCTTAATAAAAATGAAGGATTAACATTTAAAGAAAGTCTACACAGTGTATTTGAAACGCACAAACTAGGTACAGTCCATCAAACTAGAGGCGTTTATTCCAGAACCCTAGGCAGACTTAAAGGTGTTCAGATGACAGCAGATGCTTTAGATAATACTCTACCTAAAGCTCTACTACCTAACCGTACTAAACGCCAGCTTATTAATACAATGGTTACTAATCCTAAACAGGTAAATAAAAATTGGATTGCTAATGTATTACATGAAGCTGGATTTAGAAACAATCTTAAAGAAGATTTAGCAGATGCAATCTATGATAGCTACAGAACTAGCAGACTTGTGACTAACACAGCTAGAGCTAATAAGATTGCAGACTCTACATCAGGAGCTTATAAGATTTATAAGAAGTTTAAAGCCTTTGTAGAAGAAGTAGACAGAGTAGATACTGCACTCACTAAAGCAGCGTTCCCAGTATTTACTGGAACTGTAAAAGGAACTAAAAAAGTAGTAAGGGCTATCAAGGCTTCTGAATTAAAGTCTTTTGTAGAAAAAGCAAAAGCACTTAAACAGATGCCTCTTTCTGATGTGTTTAAAAGTGATGAGCTTTTAGACCTAACTAAACGTAGAGCTGTTAAACAGGTAGATAAAGCAGTAGAGCCTTTAGCCAAAAACCATAAGCTCTCTATGGAGCTAATCAACGAGGGAGCTGAAAAATATGAAGCAGCTATGAGGTATGGACAGCATGGCAAGACAGATAGTTTAGCAGACCTTATTGCAGCTAGAGACAGTCAACTTATAGATACTTTAGATAATATTCAGACTGCTGTTTCATCTAAAGAAAATGGTTATGGAACAGCTATGCGTATTATTAAAGATACTTATGATGACGCAGCAGATGTAACTTCTGTACCTGAGTTTCTAGATAATGCTCTACAGTCTAACAACAACTTCCGTGAAGGACTTGTTTATGTAACTGATGATTCAGAGCGTAAAACTTTAAGTACACTCCTTAACGCTAGAGAAAATCAGATATATAAAACACAGCGTGTTTTAGATAATACTGAGGCTACAAAGCGTTTAAAGGATTTAGCACAGTTTACTAACATAGCTAAACAACAGGTACGCTCTGTAGAAAATTACACTGCTCTGGAAAAGTATTTAGTAGAAAGCATAGAGCAAGCACACAACGCTACGCATTATGCAGATACTCATTTACAGGAGCTTGTTACAAAGCGTATAGATGAGGTTAAGGAACTACTGCGTAGTGATGCTACTACTAGAGAGTTTAACCACACTATTAACCAGATTATAGGAGATGTTAAATCAACTGCTAGTCAGCTCAAGACTCTAAAGAAAGAGTCTAAAGCTGTATCTATTAGTTCGTTCTTTTCTAAATTCAATAAAGTAAAAGAAGAGCTTGGAGCAAAGTCAGTTAAAGGTACGTTCTATAAAGATAATACTATAGAGCAGGTACTTAAAGATAAAGCTACAGCAAATGCATTTACTACTTTAACAGATATTTCTGATGAGTATATAAGCGTTGTGTCTGGTTTAAAACAGTATTTACCTGAGTATCTGCATAGTGCTTTAGAAAGTGTTACAGAGGTTAATGTAGATGATTTAGCATTACAAACTGCAAAACGTAAAGCATTTCGCAGAGGAGAAGATATAGAAAAAGCAGTAAGCAGCGATAGCAAATATATAGGACTCTCTGATTTCCCTAATGGAATTACAGACCTCATGCAGACTCTAGAAACGCAAGACTTTAAAAAGTTAAGCACACTATTAAACCTAGATGCTAATAGTAATATGGTTACTTTTGTACAGCACCTAGATAGTTATATTGAGGAAAGTGTTTCTGAAGCTGTAGATACCTTAAGACTTATGGATCCTAAAGCGGGTGCACCTTTAGCTAATTATCTAGCTGACGTAGAAAGCACGCTGATTAAAACTAGAAATGCTGCAAAGTATGAAGACGTTACCTTAGACCAGTACACAACAGTAAGAGCTATTAAAGCTAACGCAGCACAACTAGAAGCCACAGCACAAGACATCTATAAACAGAATAAGCATTTATTTAAAACGGGAGATTACTATTTAGAAAGAGTAGACCGCTTAATTAAATCTGAAATGCTAGATAAGATTATAGAGTCTTACAGATTAGCTGATGATTATAAGACAGCTACAACTGTAGAGCAGTTAGCAATATTTGCTGATGATATAGCTAAAAAGAAAAAAGCTAATGCACTGCTATCATCTTCATTAGAAGAAGCAGAATCTGCATTATCTCCAGAGCTGTATAACATCTATCGTGATGCTTTATTTGACGCACGTGATTTAGGACATACGTCTATGGAGCATCCAGAATTTCTGGCTCCTGATTTTGTAGATCACGTTATAGAACAGCACTACTATCAGTATGCAAAAGCTAACTACAACATAGACAAAACCATAGGTGACTTATACTCATTTAGTAAATCAGACTTGTCTAAAGAATATGATATAGACAAAGATATATTAGATAGACTATCTGTAGGACATACAGCAGGTATAGATACATACCGCTCTATACTAACTAATATAGTACATGACCCTGAAAGTTTTGGTGATTTAATTGAGCGTGCTAAAGCAGGCAGAGATGTATTTATATTTGATACAGAGACACTAGGTCTTAATACTAAACGAAATACTAACCATGTGTTCAGTATGGGTTTATATAAACTAGACCCAGAGCGTTGTGCTTTACTTAAATATGATAAAGAGCTAGAGAGGTATACTAGCGAAAGTATCAATGAGTTTATGCGTGCTTTATTAAAGGATGTTGACTCAGGTAATGGATATAAAGAAATCTTAAATAAGATTCCTAACTACTTGATTGATAATGGGTGGCATCCGGATACGTCTTTCATGGATATTGCTACATTTAAAAAGATGTATGGTCAGGAAGGCTATAGCATAAAAAATGATGTATTCGCTAATAACATTGTAAATACTATGCAGGAGATGCAGGGCACCCCTACATTAGATTTACATAATGTTGTATTGTGCGGATTTAACAACCACGGATTTGATAATGTAGTTCTAGCTAATAACTGTCCAGAGCTTGCAGCACTATTCAGAGATGTCCCACAGAATATAGATATGCTAGTTAACATCAAAGCTAAACACGGTTTAATTATCTCGGATAAAGATAAGAATATAATAGGCAATCTATACAATAGTCTTCTATCTGCACTACATGATACAGATATAGAAAAGTTTAAGTATGCTTATCCAAGTAGACTTATAGATAGTTATGATAGATTTTATAGTACACTCCAGCGTTTAGGACACAGTGCTACAAGTCTTGATGTTGCTGTAGCACATGGAACAGATGGTACTCAGTACGCTTCTGCTTTAGATACTCTATTTAAAAACACACCGGAGAGTATAGACCTTAACCTAACAGCTAGTGAACTCCGAGAACAGAAGTTCCTACTGAAGTCTATTAACCATCTTAAAGATGATTCTCTGATTGTAGATCACGTCTTTAATCTGATTCCTAGTAACGAGCGTGCTTGGGAAACAGGTTATCTAGTTATGAAACTAGATAATCCTAAACTGACTAGAGCAGAGTATGAAGCACTATATAAATCTGGGGAACTCGCTAAATATGAAACTACAATTTCTAATTGGTTCCACATACTAGATAGTAACCCAGAGGTTGATGTGCTTAAATTAACTCCAGAAGAGTTTATAACTAAAGCAGATGAACTTCGTGCAGCAGCAGATGTTATGACTGGCGGACAAACAAGTAACATCATCAGATGGATTAACGGTATAGCTGATGGTGGCTATTCTTATTTCCAGACTTTAGCTGTACAGAATAAAGTAAATAAGAACATGCTAGACTGGTTTGGACATGTGATGAATAACTATCACGCTATAGAGACATACAGACAGCTTACTGCTAATATTCAAAATCATCTCAGACACAACGCTGATGATATATTTGATATAGACAACAGAATGTTACTAACAGGCATAGCATGGCGTGAGCTTAAAGATTATTGTCTTGCACGTCCAGAACTAGCTGATGCACTCTATATTTTTAATATAGATTTTGACGCACGCACAGTGAGTGAAAAGTTTGCAATTCTTGAAGAATTAATTATGGGTAAAAAGTATGGTATGCGTGAGACACTGTTTGGTACTTCTGACAGTGCAGTAAGGTTACTTCCGTCTGCATACTTTGATTTTTCAGAGGACACTGTAGAAGTAATAAACTACATATTTAATACACGTAAACATAATAATTATTATCTCTTTGATAAAGAGATAGAATTCTTTACTAGAAATGCAAAGGGAGCTGCGTATGAGATAGCTAGTGAATTAGAACGTGTTAAGTATGATACAGTTGCTTTTGAAGAATTCGCAGAGCGTCTATCTAGTATTACAGGCGGTGCTTCTGTAGAAAAGCACACTATGGCTGTAGCACTACAACCTATTAATAATTTACGTAAGCAAATAGTAAGAATACTTAATAGTACGGACGCAAAGAATACAATCACACACCTTTACTCTGATTTACAGCAAATAAAAAATGTTTGGGATGAAGTGCACCATACTAGAGTTAAAGCACTTGTATCTGATATGCTTCAAAATGAAGACGCTATCTTAGAGCATCTAATCACGCCTGACTTTAACGGTATGATGTTCCTGCGTTTTTCTTCTGATGATGATAACATCAAGCTAGTAGACCAGCTATTATCAGGAACACACCCTAATAGTAAGTATCTACAGGTGCGTTATTTAGAAAAAGATGAGGTTGTCGCTGTAACTCTAAATGAGCTATGTGACCTAGATGATAAAGCACTACATCTACTCGACACAGGAAAAACCATACAGCGAAATAATATAATAGGAAGGAGTATGCCTACTGAATTACTTAATACGTTTAAAAAACAGATAGATAAGCTAGACACTCTAGCCCCTGATTCTGTATTAAGACTTTACTACGAGTCACTACAGAACCTGGCAGCCTACAGCAAACATAACTTTAGAGATTACACGCACGGGTTACTCAATGTAGAAAAGATAGACCAGTTACGTGAAGTCTTTGATGTAGCCAACATGATGGATTTAGATAAGTTTGGTATGCAGACTATAGATGGATTTGTGAGTGCAGGTGCTTACTTAACACTAGAACCGCCTAAGGCAGTTAACGGTGTTAAGTTCTATAATAATCCACTTCTCACAGCCGAAACATTATTAAAACGTAATGCAGAGCAAGCTCTTGATAGTCACACCACTGTTGCTTACTTCTTACGTAATGAAGATCTCAACTCTTTAAATAAGTTTGATTTATCTGATAAGGAATGGTTTAGAGTATTAGACCAGCTAGAGGATTCTTTTGTTGTTTGTGCTATGGGTACAGACAACAAGAATAAAAAGTATTTAAGTAAGTTAGAGTCACAAATTAAAGAAGCTAAAAAGGCTGATGACGTTAAGACACTAGAGAAGTTAGGTGAAGAGTATAGAGCTTATAATCCGGTGCAGCTTAAATCCTTTGAAATAAAATCTTCGAGGGATCTACAGAGGGCTAAAGAAGCTAATGCAGTTCTAGTTCCTAGAGTTGTGTATGAAACACTCTACGGTCATGTAAATAACTTTACACCAACTAACCCTATACTGCGTGGTTACAACAGATATGTAACTATGATGAAAGCGTTTTATATCTCTACGCTAGGTACAGCCATGCGTAACTACATAGACGAAACCATCAAGACCTATATAGATGTAGGTTGGGAAGGTGTACCTATTGTGCATAGAGCTAGATTTCAGGCTATGGCAGACCTATCTGATTATAATCAGATTATGGATGCTATTAAGAAAGACCTCAATACAGGACAACTTATTAAGGGTAAACTTAATTCAGCACAAGCTAGAGCACACCAGCGCCTAATACAAAAAGGTTTTGCAGATACACCATATTATTTTAACATCCCTGTATCTGATGCACAGAAGTATTATGGTTATTTAGCTGAAGCTGGAATACTACCTAAACACCTCACTGAACGCATGGATGCTAGTAACTTCTTACGTATGCACGCATTTATGCTAGAGGGAGCATCTGGCGGTACGCAAGCTGGAGAAATACAAGCACGTGCACTAGCACATTCTATCCCTGAACTAGAAGGAGTTGCTGCTAGAAACAAAGGTGTGTTTGGAACTCTAGGTGCTTTTCTGAAAATGCCTGATAAAGATTTAGACTCCTATGTATCCATGGGTAACTATCTCTTTAGTAAAGGTGTTTCAGCAGCACTAACACCAATGGCTTACACAGAACAGATTACAAGACTTACACATATGTACACTCTAGAAGAACTGGGTATAGGTAAGATAGAAGCGTTCTCCAGAATATCTAAAACGCACTTTAATTATGATGTTAAAGATAGAGCAGCAGTTTATGCACAGCTACTATTCCCATTCTTTAACTTTACTAAATTGAATATAGATTACTGGATGAACGCATGGACTAAAAATGCACACGCTATACACAACCTACTCAGGCTAAACCAGCAGAACCTTAAAGAGGCTATGGATGATAACTATGAGCGTACAAGAAATGGACAATGGGTTGATATGTCTTATCTTAATCATGCTATGGCAGGTAACCCTAGGATACCTAACCCAGCACAGAATGAGGGACAGTCGGCTTGGTTAAAGTTAAATCCATCTTTCTATGATGCATATAACTTCTTACTAGATCCTATGAATCAAGGTATGCAGGATATATTCAGTCCAATCCAGAATGTACTTCAGGACAGACACTTCTTTGATGGTGCTATTAAAGCTGGTATCTTTAACCAAGGTTATGGTGTAAATGGCTTAATGGATTTCTTACCGCTGATAGGTTCTACTATATTACCTATGCATGAGAATAAACTCAGGTATATAGATAAAACCTTTACAGAGTATAGAAACGATACTTTCGCCCAGCTATTAAAATCACCCGGCTCATTTGCACAGCTTCCTACAATCCTTGCTTTTTCAAAGATAGACTTTGGAGAAGACTATGAGAAGTTTAATAAGTTCTTAAATGCTAATGGTTATGCTTACGATTTCTACACTCGTCAGATAAAACCAATTAAGGACTGTGTAGCTAGAGATAGTAAAGAGTTATCTATGTATATGTACAAAAAGTATGGTTTGGTGTATGACTACATTACTAAAACATTTGTACCTGCATATCTATCCAAGGACCCTGTGACTAGGAATGTAAGTTTTAAAACACCACATAGTCAAGCACAGTGGTCTGATATACAAGCACTTGCTAAACTCTATCAAAATAAAGGATATGATTTTGTATCCGGAAGTTTTGTTGATTTAGAAACTAAAGGTGCTATCTTTGATAGAAAGCAGTATGAGGCTTGGCAGCGTAAGCGTGGGTATGAGAAAGAATATCTCACTAACACTTGGGTACCTGCTGGTACAGCTAGAGCCCATAGCTACGGTGAGGCTGCAGAGTACATGCGTACTAAAGGTATGGAGTGGGATTATATTCTAAAGAAGTATGTGCCTAGTGGAACTGCATTAGCACATAACTATAAAGAAGCTAATAGGCTCTACGCTAGTTATGGGTTTGAATATGATTACGCACGTAATGCGTATGTACCTAAAGGTAGGGCTACAGTAAATAACTTCAATGAGTATAAGAGATTCCAGAGAGAGCGTAACGGACTTGAATGGGATTATGCAACTAGGCAGTGGGTTCCTACTGGTACTGCTAAAGCATCTAGCTGGAAAGACTTATACGGAGACGATTGGCATAGGCGTAGACACTTCCATAAACATTGGAAGAGACGTAAAGGTCATAAGTTTAAGAGGTTTGATACATGGGAGGAGGTTGTAGAGTTTCAGCGTGGACGTGGACTTGCTTGGGATAGTATAACTCGTAAGTGGGTTAAGCTAGGAACTGAAGCTACTTGGGATGACCTAGTAGAGTATAAGAAGTCCAAAGGATTAGGCTGGGATAGAATTAATAAACAATGGGTAGAGCTAGATAGGGTACCTACTTGGGACCAGTATCAGAAGTATAAAGAGTCGCAAGGATTAGAGTGGGATTACATACAGAAGACTTGGGTACCTAAAGGTTCTGCTATAGGTAAGAAGTGGAAAGACTTCCAGAACTATAAGAAGTCTACTGGTAAAACATATGATTACATACAGCAACGCTATGTGGGTGGCAAAAAGATGAGAACACCTAAGGCACAGTTCAACTACGATTATCATATGAAGTACCATGTAGGTAAGATTAAACCTAAACGCAACTATTTAGACTCTATGATACATAAGTATATTAATAATCAGGATCCTAATGTGCGTTATAACATAACGACAATGCCTAGTCTGAACATGTATCAGGTTAAGAGCCTGCGTACTAAACGCCCAGTACCTCGTATGAGGTTACAGGAAGTACAGCGTATGCAAACGTCCTTTGTTAAATACTATAAAAAAAGCCAGAGCATTTAAGCTCTGGCATTTCTTTTAAATATCTTCATCAATATCTTTATGTGTTTCTGATTCAACTTCTGCAATATCTCGCCGTACTGTTTCTATGTTGTCTTCTAGTACGTCCTTTGGTTTATGCGGTGCTATCTTATCCCATGCTTTAGCTGCTGCTATAACTACTTGGTTCTGTGTGTGTTTATCTTGCCAGACAAACCATGTGCACATTTCCCACTCTTTTTCAAAGAGTACAGTTAGATATCCGAACGGTGCACCTAGGTGATACATCTCCATTTGTACCTGGGTGTAATAGTATGGTGGTATACCATATCTATTAGCTTTCTCTATGATAGATGCTGTGCTATCTGCAATAGACTGTGGTATGAGCCCGTCTGTTGCATAGCCTGTTGATTCTCTCCAGTCTGCTTTTGTCCTATCATAGTGCCTAGCTCCTTGCTCTGTACAAACTTTAATCTCATCTGGAATATAATGTAATGTTCCATCATCATCATAGCACTCCATAACTCCGTCAAAGTTTACAGTTAGGAATGGGAATGTATTGTGTCTGTACATATTAGCAGGTTTCATAATACGTCTTCCTGAAATCTGGCTGTGTTTCTGTATAATAAAAGGCTCTAGGTCTACACCTTTTCTAACAGCAACCTGATCGCTAACTGCAGCCTCTTCAGGTGTTAGATAATTCCTAGACTTTTCTTCTATAAGTTCCTCCAGTTTCTTATAAGGATTTACACTTACAAGTACTGAGGAGTCAGAACAGCCTAGTCCGTTCTTACGAAGTAAAGCATATACTTCATTAGGAAGTTGGTCTATGTCTTTTACTGCTGTATGAATAGGCAAGATGCTTGTGTCTAGATAATCTGTATTCATTTCATCTAAACGAGGTGCGTTAGCTTTAGCCCACTCATACTGCTCTGCTACTGTCATTCTTCTTGCCATTAGTCAAATACCTCACTGTCTGCTGTAATACATAAATCACCATCTTCATCATAATCTAGAATAGCCTTACGCTCTGTTCCTATATAATCATAGAATAGTTCTTCTTGCTGGGGTACTCTAGGATGTTTAGGTTCGTACTCTTTTGGCATTACACCTTCAAACATCTCTATAACTTTTTTCTTTAGAGATTTAGCGTGCTTTGGTTTGTAGTTATCTGTAGTTATCATAGCTATCTACCTCCACTGTTTTCAGTTTAAAATCCTTACTGTTGTTATTCTTGAATGTAACAAAGTGTAACATATGTCTGTACGCATCTAGGATATGTTTATTAATCTTTTTGAATCCATCTCTTACTGGAAGAGCATAGCCTTTGTTTACTCCTAAACCTTTAAGTAGGTTTCTCTTTAGTAAAACTTCTGTAGACCAGCGAGCTTTAATCTCTACAGCTCTCTGTAGTATTAAAGGTATACTTGTGTTATAGCAGTAAACCTGCACGGCTCCAATAAGTTTTGAAGTTTCCATTTTAGAATAGCTCTGGACTATAGCCTTTTCATAGTAGAGTACATAGTCTTCTAAAACTACAATAAGTTCTTCTCCGTACTTACTGTACATTTCTTCAATGAGGTCTATGTGTTCACTCCAGTAGTGCTCTGCTGCTATAAACTCTACAGCATCAATCTTTCCAAAACGAAGTACTTTACCATCACCTGTTGCAAGGACCCAGCCAGTACAGCCTTTACCCTCTTCAAAGGATCCTGATGGGTCTATTGCTAATACGTACTGATATGTTTTATTTATTTGTGGAATCATTTTCTAGCATCCTTTTTAAATCTTGTAGTGTTTCAATCTCTTGTTTCTCCGCCCAATTAGTAGTAGTTACTTCCATGTCCGCTACGATAGGTACTTTAGTATCACTCCAGTCTTCCATTATCTCTTTGAACTTAAAGAAGTGTTCTATACTATCTTCAGGATTCCACTCCCATGATAACTCATCATGTATCTGCATCTGCCATTTAGTCTGTAGATTATTAGCTTTAGTGTACTCCCAAAGCTCTATAATCTTTTTCTTTAGGTAAAATGCAGCACTACCTTGTATCAACATATTAATTAGCTTATGCCCTGATACGTTGTAGTAGTGCACTCCGAATAAGTTCGTAGTGTTAGAGTAGAGTTGAGCTCTATTGTAACAATAGCTGTGGTATTGTTTTACTCCTGGAAAAGCGTTATAGTAAGCAGCATCTATTTTCTTAACTTCTTCTAAAGTTTTATCTGGGAACATCTGTCTTATACGTCCTAGCTGTGCTCCATAATTTTTAGCGAAATTCGTTCGCTTGCCTATATCATAACGTGCTTCCTTAAATCCTTCGTCCCCAGGTTTAAGTCCTGTTGCTGCTGTGGTAGTAGCACCGTGTACATCTACAGGTTCCCAAGGTAAGTCATCTTCATCATGATACCAAGAACCATCATATGCTTCTTTGATATGTTCTGGATTATTATAATCAAATAATTCTCCTGAAGCTCTATGACATTTATAAGGCATGTACGCTCTACATAAGTTTGTATCAGGATGTCCTACTAGAATCGTGTATAGTGCTTGGAATCTTAACTCAATCTGTGAGTAGTCTAGATAAACTATAGCACTGTTTGTTTCAACCATATATCTTGGGTTGAAGAGGTCATTACCTTCTCTATCCTTAATACCATTTCTAGGGAACTGTTGGAAATCTGAAGTAACTCTTCCAGATACAGTGCCTACCTGATTGATTTGTGTGTAGAGTCTATCCTTGCCTTTGATTAGACGTTCCTGAAAGCGAAGTATGTATGTGCTGTACCACTTCTCTAAAGTTCTTAACTCTTGTACTAACCAGATAAACTGTTTCAGTTCTTCATTCTTGGTTGTGTTATACAACAGTTTAAGTTGTTCGTCATTTGTAGAAGTTAATTCAGTTTTGTATTTTGTGTTTATGATTTGTTTAATTAGTGTGTGTTGTCCTACACTTAACTCTTGTTCTGCAAGTTCATTTAGTTCAGCTCGCAAGGTTAAGATGCAGTTCTTCATACGTATTCTAGATTCTTCTAGATACTCTGTGTTGCATTTGAACCCTACTCGTTCCATATAAACAACAGGCTCTAATAGAGTGTTTTCAATGCTTACAGCGTTTTCATTATCTCTAGCTTTTACCTTTGGCATTAAGAACCAAAGTGTTTCTAAAGTGTAAACAATATCATAAGCAGCATATCGCTTGAGTGTTTCAGTATCAAGTTGGTCGTACTGAATCATATCACTCTCTACAATGCTGTTTACTTTAGGTCGTAACCAGTTTGGAAGTTTGCTATGCCACTTCTTATAACGTTCTCTTAAATTTTCAGGTAAGTCTTCTATTTCAAAGAGGCAGTCTTTAGTATACTCATTTAATTGTTTTAATGTAATACCTAAAGCCTGTTTAAGCTTCACGTTATACGCTTTGGCAATGTTTGTTCGTTCTTTCTTTAGAGCAGACTCATGTACTTTAGCGTCTTTATCTACATAACGTGTAGTGTAATCTTTTAGACCTAATGGCGGTCCGCCTTCACTTGTATGCAGGGCATCATGTCCATACCTTATATAAAACTGGGTGTCAGTTAATGTTAAGGTATCTGGTTTTATTTTGAATATATCATGTCCTATATTCATAAGCATGTGTATATCAAAACTTATGTTATGCCCTGCAAGTAAAGTATGTTTTTGTATGAGCTGGGTAAGCCATACGTCTAGAGCCTGCTTACCTACTTCAGTACGTAAGTCTACTACGTAGGCATACCCTCTCATACGCTCTGGATCTATAAATCCAAACTGGGCTAGGAATGGAATGTCCTTTACAATGTGTAATCCTGTAGTTTCAGTATCTACAGCACCATATAGAGAAGCGTATTTATTATACACTTCTATCATATTTTCTATGTCCTGTTCTGTATCTACATTACAGAAATACCATTTAAACTGTAACATTTTCTCCTAGCCTTTCTGTGTAAGTGTTGCGGTCAATTTGATTGATACCTAACCTGAATCGTTCAGTTGGTATCATCTCGTAGTTTGAGAATTTAATAAATAGTCCTTTGGCTAATAGGTTTGTTGCAGAGTTTAAAGCCTCATTACCTAAGCCCGTGGCAGAGCCTAACACGTTTTTAGTAATGCCTGCACTCTGCTCTAACTGCATAACTAGCATAGGGTATTTATCAAATATAGTTTGTAGTAATGCAACTCCGTCTTCATCAATCTCTGTATACTTACGTTCGTGGTCTACAAACTGTTTGAACTTGAACGTATCGTTGTCATATAAATCAACGAAGTATTTTACTGCAAGAGCTACATGCTCGTTTGTTACTACGATATTCTCAAAGGATTTATCAGTACTGCATAAGTAGCCTGCTAAAGCTATAGATATTCTAGTCAGCTTTTTCCAAGCCTCTGTTCCAAATATCTTGATGTGGCTGTTATACACTTTATTTAAATCACTAGCAGCCTCCATAATAGATTCTATAACTTCATCTTCAAATATAATCTGTTCAGGAGTTCTAGACCAAACCCAACGAATCTTATCTCTATAAGCCTCTTTAGGGTACGGGTCTAATGGAGTCCACATAGGATTAAACGTAGTGTTACCTTTATCTGATAGTATCAGTATTATGTCATATCTAGCTATGTCCTCCGCAGCTTCAATTAAGTCTGTGACTATTTGAACCCCGTTAGGGTAACTAGCAATACTTTTGATTTGTCCTTTTTCATTTTTAGGATTTGTCAGTGATAACATTCGTACCATTGCTGGCATTGTAATTGTTCCAGAAACTCTAGTAATACGCACCTCATTACTTGATCTGATATCTGTTAATTCAGTAATTACAGTTCTATTAGATTTTCCAAACTCTTCAAAGATAATCATACCTTTATGGTTTTGAGGAATGATACCTGCACGAGTTTGGAATCCATTACTAGTTTTGTTACTACCTCCAACAAGTCCAGGAATTGTTGCAGAGTTTCCTGCTAGAGATGTGAACGTACCTAATCCGTATAACTCTCTTAAACAGTTCGCTGTACTTGATTTACCTACTCTAGACTCACCTACAATAAGTGTATCTAGGTATGCTCTTATGTTTTGGAATCTACCCATATTAAACATAAGAGGTGTGTGGTAAGTTAAGTCAATCGTCTGTATAAGTTGGTTGTTACCATCATAGCCTAGTAGTCCTTTAACTCTTTCTGTAATCTCAGTTAACTTATCTTTAGCCTTGCCGGGGTCCGCTTGGAACATCTTCAGGTGTTCCTTTACATCTTCTGTTACTTTGAAATTTGAAACAGAATCATTAGCATCTTCTGCGTCAACTATAATCATTGTAAGCTGTTGTCCCTTATAAGGATGTGGTACTAACTTATAAGTTACAGAGTATTTTTTACCAGATTCTAATCTCTGATTTATAGAGTAACACGTGTACTCTATAGGTTGATTAGTCTCTGTATTCTGTGTTTCAAATAAGTTAGAAGCATAAGCCTTAAAGATTGTAGCTCTCTTTAGAACAGTTTGTCTAACAAACTTTTCTTTCTGCATAACTCCAACAATATTTCTGATGTTGTCTTTTATTACAGTCTCTTTAAAGTTATTATCTACTAGGTGTAGGATGTCTCTACAGTTTCTAGGTTTAAGTTCCCACTCTTTAGTATCTCCTATATGCATAGTATCATTTCCGTCTCCTACAGCATACTTCTCTAGGATAAGTGCTGATGGACAGGAGAACGTTGTATCAGTTACAGCGGTGACTTGTATGTTTGTTTTACAAAGCACACCTATGTGTTCTGGTTTAGATGCTTCTAGGAGTGTCCACTCTGGTAATTCTGGTTTCTCCTCTGGAGGTGGTACAAACAACTCCGTTGCTTTTATACACTTAACTAAATCTTCTTTTGTGTGATTGTATTTTGTGAAGTAGTCTGTTATGTCTTCTTTATTTTCCATGCCCTCGTGGAACTTGGTGCAGACTCTTACTGAGTTCGCTACGCCTGTTAGCTGTGTTGCTAACTGCGAGGCTCCTTTGAGTCCTGCTTCATCATTGTCATAACAGATAACTACATTACGATCACGAAATGGTGCTAGGAATAATGGCTTTGCCATTTCACCTCCTGTTAAGGTGATTGCATTGAGCCCGTTGCTACGAGCAACTGCCATGTCTTTTTCTCCTGCACAGATTATAGTTGTACGCTTTGTAGAAGATTCTACCCACTGGTCATAAGGTATTATTAGCCCAGTGGGGGAGCCTTGCCTACCTTTCAGTTTAGGCTTTCCTCCCGGATGATAGCTTCTAACATCTAGTAGTTTTCCATACATAATAACTGGAAAGTCAATTGAGTGTAATGTCATATTAGTTGTCTTTAGTTTGAGTTCTTCTATGACATCATCACTAATTCCTAGCTTGTTACAAAGTTCTTTTGTCTCTGGTTCTAATGTTTCCCTAGACCAAGTGAGTACATCTTCTTCTGTATTAAAAGCAGATTGGATTCGTTTAGCTTGTACTAGTCCTGTCTCTAACACCTTCTGTATGAATTGTGTTTCAGATAATCCCTCTCCACAAGACATACAGTGGTATAACATTTTATCTGTATTAATAGATGCTGATGGATTTGATTCATAATAAGTTAGTCCATTCCCAGTTGTGTGTGGGAAGGGACACATTACTTGGACTTCTGTTTTACTATCTGAAATATTAAAGTAGTCCAGTAAAAAACTCATTTAGATCTCCTCATCTTCTAATGCTGGTGCGGGTGTTGTTGGTTCTGGTGTAGCTTCAAATGGAATATCATCTTCAACTTCCTTGAAGCGGTCAGCAATGCTAGGCTCTGGTACATAAACATCTAGCCCTAGATACATCTCATTTCTGATATCAACTACAGACTTGTCACCGTATTGTTTGTTGCTATCTATTTTGAGTTCTACCATAGCCTGCTTGCCTACAAGTATCTTTGTAAGGTCAGCCAGCTCAAAGTCTCCTTCAGGCTGTATACCAAAAGCTGTTAGGAACTGCTTTAGTTTGAAAAGCATAAAGCCTTCCGAGGCTTCCTTGAAGATATCAAAGACAAAAGCTCCGCCCTTATCTCCATCAGTTACCTGCTGCATACCTACATTTAGGTAAGGGTCTCCAGCTTTGTTTGTCTTCATTTCTGCTTTCTTAATTTCCATTTTGTGCCAGCCCTCAATTAGTAGGTTGTTTGCTGGCTTTTCTGCGTGGTTTAGTGCGTCAAAATTAATCATAATATTACTGTCCTTTCTGTGTTACTCTGAGCATTGATTCTGTGAATGTAGCGGTTAGTCTCTGGATGTATTCAATGTCATCTCCTACCTGTCTCAATAGAGTGTGGTATGCATCCTCTGTGTTTCTCTTTGCTTCATATGCAGAGGCTAGATTGTCCTTTAGCATTGTAACCTGCTGGTCTGCTCGTGATATTTCTTTCTTTAAATCACTAATGCAAAGAATTAGTTCTTTCTGTGTCATCTTTGTGTAAGGTACCGTTTCTAGTTCAGCTAGTGTTCTAGTCTTTGCTCTAGGCTTTCTAGTCTTCTTGGGTGCCTCGTCTTTCTTTACTACTGGCTTTGTTCCCTTAATTTCCTTAACTTCCTTAACTTCTGTTGTCTGCTTTGTTTCCATTTTCTTTTCTCCTTTTTAATCTACGGTTAGTTTAATATATGCTTGCTTTAACGTGCTCAAAGGTAAATCTTTTACCTTGGCATCCTTATAGCCTAGTTCTGTTAGTATTAACTTCCAAAGTGTTTTCTTGTTTGCGTTTTCTGTGAGGTATCCTTTTACAGCATCCTCATATTCTTTATGCTGTGCTGCTTCAATCTCTTCAGGTGATGTACCATCTTCTAGATATTTACGTAGCTGTTCACAAAGTTCTGGTGTAAAGTGATATGTTTCTCCTTTTACAAACATAGCGTATCTTGACTTAACTACTTTAGCTACAGGAGGTGTTGCTGGTGTACCTGCTGTAATCATATGTAGCACAAGGTCAGGTTCATACTTAATGTCTGCTTGCATAATCTGCTGTTCACCTAAAGACTGTATTGTAGTTTTACCCTGTTCATTAGTGCCAATCTCCATCTTCTCTTTGACTCTAACAGTTGTAATACAGTGCACTCTGTTGTCTCTTAAAAGTTCAAATAGCAGTCCTTTTTCTTTGGCTACTCTAGGGTCTCCCCACGCAGCGTACTCGTTGTTGTTTCTCGATGTTGCTTTAACATCATTTAGGATATCTAGGATACCTCCTTTATACTGCCATGCGTGTGAGATTGAGTCCATGATTACTACTGTAGCTCCTGCTTTAACAGCTTCATCTCTAAACGCTAGATAATGTGATGGCTTATAGCCAATATCCGGTGTGAAGTTTCCAATCTGAAAGTCTTCAAACTTACCTCCTGATGAGCTATTAAGTCCACTAAATAGCGGTAGCGATCCGTTCTCTGTGTCAATAGCAAATACCTTTTTGTAGTCTCCAGCTAAAGCCTTACCAAGCACAAGTGCTAGTCCTGATTTGCCTGAACCTGTAAGTCCTTCAATCAGTATAGATGCTTTGCACTGTTTACGTTCCGCTTTATGGAAACTAAATACTGGATTTTGTGACATAACGTACTCCTTTCTGCTTTAGATATTTATTATAATCATTAATGACGTCTGTCTCTGTGAATCTCTGTTCTAACAATGTGTAGATTTGTTCATCATAGGATTCAGTCATCATTAATTCGATTATCTTATGGGGCTTGCTTGCTTTGTCCTCAGTAGTAGCTACAAACCTATCTTCTGCCTGAAGAATATCTCCTATAGGTGGAAATTTATCAGCAAAGATAGCTGTTTCAGCCCTATCTAATGTAAGGGCTTCTTTACCTGCTTGTATGTTTATTAGGAATATATTAAACTTACCTGCTTGAAAGTCCTGTTTATAGACTTCTCTAGTTTTCTTTGGTGTAGCTCCTATAATCATAGCTAGTTTTGTTCTTGCTTTTAACTCATTATAGAGTAGTTTCAAGAACTGCGTTGATGTACTAAATATGATAATAGGTTCATCAGGATAGTCTGATATATACTGTTTAATATAATCTAATTTAGGTGAGCGACCCTCAACGCCCACCAGAGCGGGATGTAGACAAAGCTGTCTTTCTCTTATCAGAGCCTCTAATACATTCTTTGTTTCTAAATCTCCTACTCTAAACTCTGTGTGTAGTTGATTGATTGCTCTCTTCTGTTTTGGTGCTAACTGAAGTGGCACTCTTACATAGTCTTTACTAGGTAACCAAGGCATTACATCTTTACGTTTTCTCTGTGTAGAGTAGTCTACTAGGACGCTCTGTAGTTCCTCCTGCATACCTTTCTTAAAGTCTGTAAACTCTGTATATGTCCTAGGTTGTTTTCTTATCTTATCCCAGATTTGATGTACTTCACTATCAAAATACTTATGTTTGAACTGCCAGTCTGTGTCTGTAGTTATTCCTAAAAAGTATAATATGGAGTATATGTCATATGCTTTTCCTGGTGCTGGCGTTCCTGTAAGTGCTAGTCTGTTTGGTATCTTTTTTGCTAGTTTAAACATTGATTTAGCACTTGCTGAATCAGGTGTTTTGATTCTGTGTGCCTCATCTAAAATCATATATTTAGGTTTAGCTTTTATGATTTCTTCTATAACACCTTTAGATACAATAGTTGTTTTACAGCTATCTAAAGATATTACTAAACCATGTGTCCAATTTTCTTTTATGATTTTCTTACGTTTAGCTAAAGTACCATCACACACTATACATGGTTTTCCTACCCAGCGTTCGTATTCAGCAGCCCATTGATATAGTGATGAGGCTGTAGCAATGATTAATACTTTTTCATTTTCTAATTTACGCAGCTTGATTGTTGCTAATGCTGTAGGTGTCTTACCTGTACGCTGTTCATTAAAACAAGCCATAGCAGGTTTTGTTACTAAAAACTTTGCATCTTCTTTCTGATAAGGTCTTAGTACTCCGGTAGTTCTTGTTTCTTTACCCATTCTTTTTCTTCCTTTGTAAGTTCAACTGTACTCTGTAGTTTTCTTAATTGTGCATCTAGCTCTGTTGCAGTCGGTGCGTGCTTCTGTGCTGATGTTAATGGTACATAACAGTAAATAAAAGCAGGTCCTTTGTCATTGTCTGTGTCTGACTCGATTTTCTGAAGTGCATTAATGAGTTGTGATTGTGCTACTGACCTAGAGTCACTAGAGTTTGCAACCATTTTGATTAGTGCAGAGTCTTTTAGTATCTGCATTTCAGAACTTCTGTATTTAATTACATCAGGTTCCTTTAGAAATGCTGACCAGTATTCTGAAGTTAAATACTTCAAATCAGTTAGGCTTGGATTTATTTCGTCACATAGTTCTGCAAGCTCGTATTGGTTTGCACCTATTGCTGTTTCTCCTAGACTCTTAAAAATCTCCCAGAGTCTTTCTTTCTGTGTTTTATTCAGTCGGACTGTTGTACTCATTTAATACTAATACCTCCTTTAAATCTATAATAGTCTCTATTAATATAATCATTGTGCTATGGTCTTTTGCAGTTAGGTTGTATATCCAATGTGGTGGGAGTACTTCTGCTCTAGGTCTGTGCTCACCGTCTCCTAGGTGATGCTTAACACTAGAATAAGACACGTCTAAAATTTTAGCAATTTGATAAGGTGAGTAGTTCAGATTAGTTAGCATCAATACCCAGTATCCTTTTGCTATTTTCTTTGGGGCGTGTCTTATTGCTTTCATTACTAATGATTTAATTTGTGCTGTATAGAGGTCTTCTTTAGCTAGATTTGCTATAGTGAATAGGAACTCTAGTAATCTTTGTATGTCAAAGCCAGCTCTATTTGAAAACATAAAGCAAATTTGTAAAAATTGTGCTTCTGCATACAGCATGTAATTTAGTTCTTCATACTTTGATTTATACATATTATGTTCCTTTTATTACTTTACTGTAATATAGCAGGGCGTGCGAGTGGATCTTTTCAGCTACAGAGTGCCTGGAAAGATCACTTCGCATAAGTGCTATATTTAGTGAGTGTATCACTTTGTGTCACATTAGCGAAACGCATAATGCTTAACTTAGTAGTCAAAATGGCTAAAGTAATATAGCATAAAGTTTTCATAAAAAAAAATAGATGCTCAAGAGTGTGTATACATAAGTGTCTAATTTAAGAGAATACTTTTGATGAACATGTTTTGAGTAATTCGTTAGAAATATCTAAAGTAATAACGTAAAAGTTTGAGCATCTATTTCGTATTTAAAAACAGTAAGTGCTCTCTTATCTGTGTTTATGTGTCTTTTGTTTATAGGCACCTACTGTTCTTAATAAAGTTAGTATAGCATATTTTTCATACACTGCTCTACGTTGGTTTTATATTTTACAGTATATTTATGTAATATGTAATTTGTGTAATCAGGGTCTACAGCTTTGGCGTAAGCTATGTTCCCCTGTAGTTCCTGTATTTCTGGTACTGTCCATGTCTTCTTTTCAACTATGTTTTCATAACAGAATCTGTTTATCTTTGCGTTTAGGATTTTATTGTTTTTATGTCCTAATGTAATTCTGTTGTCTTTGTTCAGCATGAGTCCTACATTCCAGTTTCTTCCTGTGTTGGACCCGTATCTTGTTTTCTTGTTGTTTATTTTAAATGGAGCATTAAAGTTATTTAGAATGTTTTCTATTTCTTTAATAACGCCTGTCCACTTAAAACTCTTACCTGCACTGATGATTATATCATCAGCGTATCTTGTGTATGTGAAAAATGTATTATATTTTTTTCCTAGAGTTACACATAAGTTTGTTATTGCATAATCTATAGGTACCATACATATGTTTGTTAGTGCTGGACTAACAGGTGTACCCTGTGGGAGTTTATCGTTTAGGAGGCAAATGTCTAGCATTTTAGAGATGACAGCTCTATCATTTTTGATAAGTGCTCCTATAGGGTAAACCTGCTCCAGCATGTTTAAGATATATTCTTTGTTGTGTGCTGGGAAAAAGTTACTAAAGTCTATCTTTAAGAACCATTTAGCTTGCATGTTCTGATGTTTCTTTAAACTTTCTATATGGCTTCTTCCTTTGACGTATGCGTAAGCAGCGTCATGTGGTAGTATACGCAATTCGTCTTGTAACCAATACGCAAGTGTTGACTGTATAGTTTTGAGTCCCTGTACTGGGGCATCAATCTCACGTAGTCCTCCAGACTTCTTTGGAATTTTGAATGAAGAGTATAGCTGTATACTAGATTTACTTAAAGACTCCCAACTATTTAAGATGTAGTCTCTAAAACGTATAGCGTCCTCTGTTAGTGTAAAGTTAGTAGTATCCGGGATCTCTACTGTTGTATACTCTCGTAGTTTCGTTTTTTCTGGTATAGGTTTGTTTAGAAGTATTTTTCTTAATGTTACTTCTGGGTAGTTTATTTTTTCTCTGTGAATTGTGTAATACATTTTTGTTTCCTCCATTACTGTAATAACAGGTAGACGCTGTAAGTCGCTGCTGTTCAGGTGTCGCATTGGGTTTTGCTTGTTTCTGTGCCATTTGGAGTTTCAACCTTCTGTTGGTTTATCCTGCTTTTGGATTACTTGGATCCTTCTGTGGCAGCGGGTTACTGAGGAGCTTCGACTCTTTTCTACGTTATCCAGCTCTTCCGTTTTCTTCTGACAATGCGTTACATTAGCTAATAGCATAATGCTTATACTTTTTATTAAAAATATAAAATAACTAATGGATAATATTTTGATTTTAGAACGAGTCTAAAAACATATCAAATACGTTAATTGTTGCAAACTTTTTTAGTGTGCCTGTGTTTATATAGTTTATAAAGTTGGCTACCTGCAAGCTCGCTAACACGTGCACCGTAGGGGACACTGATAACGACATCCCACAAGCACTTGTTGGTGTTTCAGCTTTTGCTTCTTCATGACTAAAACACATAGAATCTAATAGCCTTGTTTGGTCTTCCTTGTTCTTCCAATCCGCAGCTAAAACCGTACCGTCTTCTAAACCTAGCCTGATGTCAAAGATTGCTTTTATCTGCTTGTTCTTTGTAGCTACAGTTGTTATGTCTCTTCTTGTGTCAATGTTATCTACTGCTAGAAAAACATAACCAGCTAGTCTATCTGCGGGTGTGCAGCGTTCTTTCTTTGTGATTCTGCAAGAGTCATTTATTTTAAGTAATCTTGCTTCAAGTGCGTCTGTTTTTAGCATACCTACTTCTGTGTTATCGTAGAGCTGATTTACTACATTGTGAGACTCAATTGTGTCAAAATCCCATAGTGTAATCTTGTCTATTCCAGAGCGTACTAGCATATCAGCTAGAAATGAACCTGTTGCTCCACAGCCTACAATATGTACTTCTGTTTTGCCTAGTTTCTTTGGGTCAAAGTAGTCTTGACTTTTGTTTAAGTTAATCATTATTTGTTTCTCCTTCCATAGTAGAAATTACGTTCATCACCTATAGGATATCCTGCGTCACCGTAGTAATAATCTTCCAGAATGTCATCATCCATTTCTAATAGTGCTGCCGTGTCTTTCCAATTTTTCTTATTGTTTTTATTGTTCTTATTTTTATTGTAAGTGTAAACTGTCGGCTTATATTTTGTAACTTTCTCTTTTGTTTCTTTAATAGCCCATTCTGTTTCTTTGTTAGCAACTGGGATTATCTGAATATCCTTTGTTTCATACTGTAAGCCAGTTACTGTGTCATAAACGGTACACCAGATTTCTCTTTTCTTATTTACAATTAAGAATATGTAAAAGTCACCATCCTGTAATTGTGCTAAATGGTCTTCTTGTAACTTGGTGTCTGTAGCACTAGGTGATGTTCCCATATTCACATGTGAGTGCCCGTGCATACGAAGTTTAGCAAACACGTTTGAATTAAGGTCAAGCCTATAACCGTCTAGCCATTCCGCAAATTTAGCTTCGTCTGCTACTATAGACGTTGCATCTACAGCTTGTGGGTATACTAGAATATCAGTTATTACAAAAGTATTATCTTTTCTCTCTACTGTTCCGTGCCAGCCGATTTCCTTTGTGTTGTAATCTACTAGAGCCCACATTTTGTTATAGGCTGTTTCTGTAAATGTTACAACGGGCTGTACATAATCTTTTTTAAGAATCGGTTTCATCTGTTTCCTCCTCTGTTTCATACTCTCTACAAAAATCAATATCTTCCCAATCAAAAGCAGGTCCATCCCATTCTTCATAGTAATCTGTCTGCATAAAGTCTTTTATGATTTGGCGTAATACACTTCTTGTGTATACTCTCTTTTTTTCTACAATATCATATAGGCTTGATTCTGCATTATTTAGACAATAACTTACGAGTGCCCCTACTACACAATCATCAGTTAGATTTATTTGTGTCATAGCATAATTAACTTGTGTTACTGCACCTTCTAAATCATTGTTATCTAGGAACTCTTTGATTGCATATTCGTGAGAGCCCCAGCAATCAAATCTCATTAAGTGTGGGTGGTATAGGTTTCTTGTTTCTGGTTCTAGGCGTGTTACTGCTGTATCTCTTCCTATGTATGCGTTTATAGTCTTTGTTCTATAATTTAAGGTACATTCAGTATACACAGGTACTTCATATTTTTTCTGTATAAAGCACGCCCATAGTAAAGCTAGTTTTGGTAGATAGTCTGTGTTAAACTCTTCTAGCATTACATCTATTTTGTCAGGATCCCATTCAGTTAAGTGTGTTGCTCCTGCTATATGTACTTTTTGTTTTAGCGTATCAGCGTCTACTGTTAGATGTGAAAGATATTTACCTGCATAGCTTAATAGATTTTTGACCATCTCTTTTTGTGTTACTACAAGACTGTAATCAGGTCCTTCTTCTTTAAGTGTTAGTAATCTGTTTTTAACTTCAATTATTTTGTTTTGATAGTTGGTTACGTCCCCCTGTTTGTCCTTTATATAGTTTGTGTAATCTGTAATTGTTGCGTTTGTAGCGAATAATTCTTTTTCATAACTTTTTATTACATCTTCTAGTTCTTTTTGTTTACTGTACCACGTATTAACACAGTGTTCTTTTAGTGCAAACTCTTCATTTGCACATTTTTCTTTAATACTTGCTATGGTTTTGTTTATATCATTTGTGGTGTGTAATTCTGCGAAGATATTATATGGATTTGTTCTTATTTCTTTTGGTAGTCTGCTATAGAAATACATTAGTATCTCTAATACTGCATACTTATTTTTTGCAAAAGAATCTATAGGTGTATTCATAAAGCAGCATGTTACTTTTGTATCATCTGGTGTTTTGTATGTTACTGCGTATGTTTCTGTGCTATATAACGTGTGTAAGAGCTGCGTGAGTGTATTATCTATTTCCCAGTCATCACTATTTGGAATTAATGCTCTTATTCGTTTTATCTGTTCTATGTCTTGTACGCTCGCACATGAAAGGTATATCTGACTGCTATGTCTATTTGGATTTGTGAGCGTGCGTTCTATCATTTGTATAAAATTTGTTGCTGAATTTGCACTTATTAGGATTACATCTAGACTTTTATAACTAAGTAGCGTTACACAGTTAGATATAAATGTACGTAATTCTGTAATGTACTCTATGTTTGGTGTTACGTTGTCTACATAAACCGGAGCATATGAGGTAGGGTTAGGTAGTGTTCTGTTTAGTCTTGGAAGTAAATCAAAAATAAACTCTTGATTTTCGCTATTCATATATTCCTTAAAGTCTTTATATTTTGTCATGTTTATATCCTCCTAAAAAAAATAGGGGAATGTATCCCCTATTTCTAAAAGTTTCCGTCAGACTTAACTGTCTTTGTTAGTCTGTATTCATCAGCTTCGCCTGCTAGACTTAGGATTGTTTCATCTAGTTTGTGCTCTGGAACTGCTACTCCGTTTAGGAATGGTAGTCCGACTTCTGGCTGCATACCGTTGTCTATAAAAGCCTGTCTTACTGTGAGTTCACTAGGCTCAATTATTACGCTCTTTCTGTTGTGATTATCTGCGATTAGCATGTTTTTCATAATTTTATCTCCTTATCTTTTCCTTTCATTAAAAAAAGCTGAAGAGGCTTTAAGCCTCTTCGTTTGTTGTTGGTACTGCGTCTGCGGTAACTTCTGCTGTGTCTTCAAACATCTCCAGAGTAGCGTTCACTGCAGCGTCATACTTAACAATTGCTTCACCGAACTTAGTTAGTACAGCGTCCAATTTAGGTAGCATAGGTGCGATAGTCTTTGCCATCTTCTCTTTGCTTACTGGTAGGTTAAACGCAATTGTGATGTCTGTACCGTCCTTGCGTGTAGCAATTGTCACTCCGTGTACAATATCATGTGCTGCGTTGTAGTAGTTACCATCTACAACATTTACACGGAATGTTTCATTTCCGTCTTCGTCCTTGAGTACGGTTGCTTCTCTGTTGTTTCTTGCAACTTCCAGTATGTACTCTGGATCGTACTTTTTTAGTTCAATAACTGCCAGGTGTTTTAGTGTTCTAATCCTCATAATTTACCTCCTTGTGAAGACTATAAAATAAACGGTAATGTGAGGTAAGTGTTAGTTAAGTTACCTATTGTTATTTTGTGTGTGCCTTACCTCACGCTCCCCGTATGGGACATTAGTAAATTTCTTTTTCCATAAACCTATACAATGCTTCAATAGCGTGTTCTATACCTAGGTTATATGGTTCATACTTTTCTTTGTTTCTTGTGTTTCTATCAGGTCTTCTCTGGAATAGTTCACTAAAGAGTTCATATAGTTCTTTATATTCTTCTTCAGTTACTGGACAATCCTTGTGTTCTGCATAAAACCAATCTAGTTTCATCTGACAATCTGTTAATGCAGAGTTGTAAATTTCCATAGGGTCATTTGTCCAATCTGTGTTGTGTTTAAACCACTCCATTTCTGACTTGATGAGTGCGTGTGTTACTGCTCTCATTTTGGTTACCTCCTAGAATATAGGATTAATAGGCGTTTCGCTCCCGTGTGCTATAACGCCCTCCGTAGGGGACGTAGGGTAGTCCTTATTCCAACGATTAAATACTACATCAGGTTCTTCCTGTGCTGCATCCAATTCTTTGTACTTGGCAATCCAGCGAACTATAGCACTTTTATTTAAGCAAGCACACACAACGTCATATTTAATTTCTGTTTTTCTGATGTAATACCTCTGGCAGGGTGTAGCTAAGTTCCAAGTTTTAGGTAACATAATAAACTCCTTTATAGTTTATAAAAAATAGGAATATTCATTTTGATAGCAGTTTCGTGTTCTACACACGCTCCCTTTGAATCTTTCCAGTCTGGAAGCATAAATATTGCATCACACTGATTTAAAAGACGTAAGCATATGCACATATAGTCTTCCCAGTCACAGAGGTTAGGTAATACTATTTCTGCAGGGTTAATTACATCATATTGTGCGTAGTTTTGGTCAATATAATCTGCATAGTCTCTAAACTTTTGTTTAAAGTTAAGGTCACCAGTGATGCTTCCGCTAATATATAGCTTGTTTATTTTTGTCTTATACATATTAAACTCCTGTATGTCCGAAGCCTTTGTTGCCTCTAGTAGTTTTAGATAGTTCATATACAAGCTGGGGTTCTATCTTCATATATTCTGTTACAACCATCTGTGCAATTCTATCTCCGTCTTTGATTTTCATGGCGGAATCACTCTGGTTAATTAGTGGCACGTGCAGTTCACCTCTGTAATCAGAGTCAATAGTGCCTATGCCACTTACTAGCGTAATACCGTGTTTAGAGGCTAGTCCAGAGCGTGCTCTAATCTGTGCCTCATATCCTTCCGGCAGTTCAATGAATACTCCTGTCGGAATCAGCATCCTCTGCCGTGGCAAGAGCGTTATAGGCTCCTCTAGCCTAGCTTTTAAGTCCATGCCTGCTGAACCTTCTGTAGCATACTCAGGCGTGTACTTTTCATTTGTAACTTTCATGTTAACTTTCATTAGTTGTCCTCCTTTATGTTTAGTAGCTGTGTGTATATCACCCAAAGTGATACATACATTATTTTAGCATGTACGTCCTTTGTTAACACTACTAATATTAAAACCGTAATGTAAGTTAGTGTTTTGGCTATATCAGACAGTAGCTCTTTGTCTACCTTATCTCTAATTAGAGAAGTGAGTGTAACAAGTACACCCACTATGCTAATTACGGTCTCCTGCCAGACGTTTGTGCTAAAGAATAGCACAGTAAACGTGATTAGGAGCCCTAATTTAATTAAGATTTTTAGGTACATTACTTTGCTCCTTTAACTCTTCTAGGTCTTTTGCTGTAAAGATACCTTTTTTAGCAGTATACTCCACAGAGACGTCCTCATCTTTTTCGATAGACTCCTGTATACTGGTTAGTAGCTCTGCTATACTTTCCTGCATAGACTGGTACATCAGCTCTGACGCCCTGCAGAATCCTATAGCGTACAACACCTTTGGTGCGTCTTCTAGGCTTACGCCCATTTCCTGTATCTGCTTTAGGGCACTAGGGTAGCTCTCTTCCGCTCCTTCCAGAATTGTCTCTGGATTTACAGCCATATCCATAGTAATTTCGTTCATATTAAACTCCTTTCAATAAAAAAAGTAGGGCAACGCCCTACTTATTCTCCAAAATCTGGCACTCTGAAATAACCTCCGAAGTGGCTTTCCAGTTCACAAATTCTGGATTCTGTTCATTACGCTCTAGTCGAACGTAAACTACAGCATCCGATCCGCTTGCTGCCTCAGGGACAGTTCTCTTACCCATCTGCCTAATAATAGGTGACAGGAACTGTACTAGCATCTGTCTCTGTGCTGGTACTACCTGCATGAGGCTAAATGCTCCCACAGGCTCCTTGGTAGCTAAGTTGGTACCATCAACAAAGTGCAAGAGCACTATGTCCCTGCCAGTTACTCTAGACGTAAACATGCTGAATCCTGTGCACACGCCTTTTAAGTATACAAGGTCTGTGTCAGCACAGAGTTCATTCTGTGACAGTTCTACTGGAGCTATAAACTCCGCAAAGCTGCTAGATGTAGGAGCTGAAAACTCCTGAAAATTAGTGTTAGCGTTCTGTCTCTTAATGTTAGCCATGATATACCTCCTATTATGTTTATTCTATGGCAAATAACTTATATGTCCCGTAGGGGACTAAAATAAAAGAATTAAAATATAAAAAAAAGAGCACTTATTCAGCACTCTCTTCTATCAGGGCGTGGCTGTATCCTAGTTCATAGCCTCTTGTAAAAGCCACTTTAGCTAACATGCACAAGTCATGTGCGTGCATAGGCTCGTTCCAGCGGGATTCTGGAATCGTAAACGCCTCATGCCCATTTACTAGTACTTGCGCTGCTGTAGGGCAATCCAAGTGCCTGTTGCTAACAGATAGGTATATTACATCTATACCTGTCCAGTCTAGAGCGTTTTGGTTACGCTCTTTGATGTAGCTAAAGAAAGCACTGTATGTTTGTACATTGTTATTCATTTCGTATCTCCTTATGGTTATAAATATATTTGTAAACCTGATTGTTTACACCTATGCAGTAGGGGATTTTTTTTATATTAAAATATAAAAATGATTAAAATTTTAGGTCTAGAAATTGTGTACAATTTAATTGTATGTTTTTGCGTTTTCGCTAAATTGTGTGAAAACTGTGTGAAGATTTGTTTACGGATAATATGACTTTTTCAACCTAAAATGAGGTGACCCCCCTACATGTTCTATATAGGATTTTAAAATGAGTGTAGCATATATAGTACACTAATTCACTGTTTCTACACAAAACTCATTTTATGTGATATTTATATTCACTTACTCTTCACATAATCTTCACACATTGACTCCTCGTATCTTTATAATATATAGTAGGAAGGTGTATATATATATCATTATATATATATTTTATGATATATATACACCTGGGGGTAGGTGATTATTTTGGTAAAATTAGTGTAGCAAATATGTTACACTGATTTTTTTTTTGATGAGTAAGGGGTAGGGGGGGGTACCCCTGTGAGCACGAAGCTCTCAACCAATTTTTAATATTTTAAAACTCACAGCTCATCATAGAGATTTACGGTGAGTTAGAGGTACATAACAACATACGCCACAGTTATGGATTGTATACAAAAGTGTCTTTAGCCCACACGGGGAGTTCGAGGGGTGAGTATAGGTCAGTTAGAGTGTGTATGGCTCTAGGTGCTTAGTACTTAATCTGTCGGGTGCTATAGCTCTAGGGGAGGTGGTGGGACGTTAACCTATCTCGTGTGTTGTTAGAGGTACAGCGATACAATCTTCTTCTATTGAATACACACACACTAGAGGAACGTAGAGCTTATAGCTCTACGTCCTCATTATCTAGTCCTAACTCATCTAGGATACTGTTTACTCCGTCTAGGCAGAAGTCAGTATCTTCATCAGGTCTATCTCTGAATAGGTTTTCATAGGAGACATCTGCTCCTAGGTCTACCCAATCACCTTTATAGGAAGTGTAACCATAGTGGTCTGTTTCTGCTGCTTTTCTAGCTGCTTTTCTGGAGTATTCAGGTATTAGCTGATTCTCCAGTACGAGCTTGTCGCAGTTAGGGCAGAAGTTGTCTCTGCCTTCATCCAGGAGCATGAGTTCACCGCAGTCAGGGCAAACTCCATAAACTGCCTTGCCACCTTTAGTTTCAGGCATATCCTCTGTGTAGAGCTTTAGTAGCTCTTCATTACCAAGGATAGTAAGTACTGCATGACCCCACTCTGCTAGGTTCTTTGTTGGGACCTTACGGAGTTGTCTTTCACCAGCCCAGTCTAGGCTCTGTAACATATCTCTGAAGTCTTCGTAGAGTGCTTCTAAATCTGCTCTGTGATATAGGACTCCTTCTACCATATAAGTAGCTGGGGTCCTTTTAGCCTGATTGTCATTAGCTTTATTTTCTGCTGCTAACTTATCATAAGGTTTGTTATACTCTGCCCAGAGCTGTGCTTCTCTGTTTGTGCCTAGCATCCTGTCTCTTTTACGGAGACTAGCTGCCTGTCTTTGTACTCTCCTATAGTAGCTCTCTTTTCGTAGAGCTTCTATGAGTTCTAGAGTGTACTGTTTTTCTTCGTAATCGTCTATCTCAATTACGAGCTGATATGGTTTTCTACCAAAGTTGGTATACTCTGTTAGAGCATATTTCTCTCTATCTGATAGGTGTACTCCTCCAACAGTACGTCTGTGATAGTTAGTGTACTCTGGAGACTTTAACTGTCTCTTACCTTTGCGTATTCTAGCTATTCTTTTAGCTCTAGCCTTTGCATGTGCTTTACGCTCTGCTAGTGCAGCTAGTAGGAATACTGCTTTGTTGTTTGTTTCATTAATAGTCATTTTAACTTCTCCTTTACTTATAAAAAATAACCTTTAGAAATAACTTACTTATTTGCTAGAGCATTATCTCTAGCTACTAGAGCATCTGCCCTAGCTTGCCTTGTGAAATCTACTTTCACATAGGCTTTACCATCTTGGCTAACTTCATGTGTTAGCAATGTGATTACAGTTTTATCACTTCCTTCGTGATATAACTGCTCTAGGGAATTCACCCTGAGTTGGTCTAATAGACCTTTTAACATCAGAGGTAAGTGCTTACGCACATTCTCTGGTAACTTTGTGAAGAACACCACTTCATTGTAGTGTTCATCTGTTATAAGGTTCTTAGCCTCAAGTCTGAACTTGAGACCTTTTACCTTACTGCTGTTAACGAACTCTACGCTGATGTAGCGTAGTTTGAGAGCTAGAAACTCTGCTTCTGGTTCTAGCAGCTCTGTCATTGGGATATCTATTTTGATATCTCCATAGAGTTTGAAGAAACTCTCCATAGAATTAACGTGCTTAAAGTTGCTTGTGTTAGCCATTTTATTTACCTCCTTAATGACTATAAAAAATAAAATATATCTAGC